AACCCAAGGACCTGTCCTGTGCAAATAGTGTAAGACGCTTGCCCTTCTTCTTCGGCGAACTTGGCAAGTTCTTTGATTTGCCATGCAGTCAGAACTAATTTCTCTTCCATTTGTCATTCTCCAATTAAGATTGATTTATTGATGAGCGCATTCAAATAATCGAATTTCAGTAACTCGAAAGCACCTAACATTCGGTTAATATCAGTTCCGTTATGCCAGCTATTCATAACTTCATCACCTTGCAACATAACTAAAGCCATCGAATGAGATCCACCAGCCTTTGCATGCTCAAGTGCCTTTTCTAGCATCTTGATAACCTCTGCATTGTTATGTGCTTGGTCTTGGTTCACTCTGAATGGTACGACAGTGATATTGCTCAAACTTCCCCTCCCTCTATGATTCCCTTTACCTCATGATCATTCATGCCGACTTTTATTTCTTTCCCCGTATCCAATGTGATCAGCGTTCCTCTGAAACCATTAGATGAGAATGGACAAATATCGGTTATACGCGCCAGAACTATCGTATGAGTGGTGTCATTAACCCCATATTGGGGGAAAGTATAAGTTTTCATTATTCCTGCACCTTCCAATCATCAGCAAACAGATCACCCTGACTTGGTATCCATCCTGGCTGCATGATACCTTGTGCATTCTTCAAAATAAGATACGGGGCTATAGTGATCTCACCGTCAATGCCAGATCTTGCATAATCGCTATCTGGACTTAACTCATTTAACGTATAGCCACCAGCTTTGATAACAAATTGATTGGCGCCATTCCAACCTGAGCGAAGGATTTTTTCCCCATCTTTAACAGCAATAAGCGCTTCACTGAAATTCATGGTTTAAGCATTTTCTTTTGCTACCGCGAGAAGACTCCAGTCTTCGGCGAGCATGTCGGTTTGTGATGCTAGCCAGCCAGTGACAATAGAACCGTCCGCAGCATTCATTGCAAGGCACGGCATTCTAACAACGGTATCTTCCTGCCCACACTCAAAAAAACTTCGATCAACGCCATTGATATGGAAGCCCGTCAATGTAGTGTCATTTGCTGGGTAGGAGCCTTTCATCAAAAAAATACTACCCTTCCCGTTCCAATTTGATCGCGCAACCGCTCGGCCTTGTTTAAGGTAGAACATTGCCTGCCCGAAACCAAACTTCACACTATCAACAACAATATCAGCCATGTGTTTACCTCATGAGATCAGTGTTAAAAAATCAATTATTGAATATGGTGGCCCCCAGAGGATTCGAACCTCTTATCTTCCACTTATGAGGTGGACGCCCATACCGAATGTGCTTGAGGGCCTAAAAAAAACCCGCCGAAGCGGGTTGAAGTACATAAATTAAGACACTTTTTTATAAAAATACCGGCGAAATTTATCCGGCCCTGTGATGAGACACAGCTTACTGGTGTTGGCTCGCAGTCTTTCCCGCTGTCCGCAAATGATGATTATTAGAGTAATCATCATAAGTACCCCGTCGAAGGAACACCCGGTGTAATGGGCAAACGGTCACTTGCTGCCAGTGTTATTTCCCACCGCTGGCTGGGGGCATGAGGAATTCACAACTTAACGCGAGTTGCCCCGGCACTGTTCACTCAACGGGTTAATTTATGCGGGATCAGGCTAACCGCAATTACTGCCGTAGACAGGAGAGCGTTACTTGCCGTTCACTGCTCTCAAAACGCTCACGCTAACAGATCAAAAAAAGCGTAGCGGCCCGTTTCAATCTTTGACAATCGGCTGAGTATTGCTACGTCAATAACTAAATGTTGGGGGGCCAACAAACGTAAATTGCAATACTCATGCGGTTGTCTTGAAAGGGTTGCTGACAACAAAATCAGCAACCCTTAAGGATCCACATCCGTGTGGTGTCTAGTATGGACTTCGAAGTAAATGTATCATGTTTTTCGAGAAAGTCATATAAAACTAACCATAAGTTTTAAATATTATGACGAACTTCAAATTATTATAACGCTGGTGATTCTGTTGCAAGAATGAGTTCTGCTACAACTCGGCGTTGCGCCTCTGTCAGCTGATCTTCAGGAGGAATGCATTTGATGATAGTTTTGAATAATTCAAGAATGTTATCAAAATAGTTGTAGAACATTGATTTATTCATTCCGATAGCATCCATTGCGTTCCGTAAAACAAAGTTATGGGTGCCACCAGTTTCCATCATTTTTACTGTTTCTACTATTAACCTAGCGCAGTTGCGCTTTACTTTTAATGATCGAGGGGCTAGATATGTATCGTTCAAACCTTCAAGTATATAGTCTACCGTTATCGTCATTGCTTCACTTTCCATTTATGATCATTTGGATGAGGTGGTAATACGCTTCGATCAGGTAATCCCCAATACTGCTCAATAGCCGCTATTGCCTCTTCATGCCCGTATGCTAATACACAGTAATACCCCTGGGCAGATAGTGCATTAAGCATGTTTTTTTGCGCCGATGTTATCGAGTTTTTGGCTACTTTTAACTCTAAACGCATTCCATGATAACTCCCTTTTGGGGCATCTAAACTCATGTCGGGATAACCACTTTTTTGCCCTTCTGCCTTCATTTTCCCAGCTGTTGCTTTTGTTCGCATTCCACCATTAGGCGTTGCGTGTAACAAATCGTACAACTCAGGATTGTGGCATTCGAAATGGTAGAAGATCCTTACTTGTGCATAATGCTCTTGCTGGCCTTCTATTAGTTCGGGCTTTTTTTCTAGAATATCGAGCGCTATTCGGTGAGCGGAACGCTTTTGAGGATTTTCCCAATCGCCTAGAGTTACTGCCTTATGCATGCTTTTCTTTCGGTTAGATGTCTGGCGTTTTGCTTCATATGACACTAACCACGAAGTAGAGAAAAGGTTTTTACTCAATGGTCCTCCCATGCTGATATGGGTGTGTTTAGAACCACATCCCAATACTAACGATTATTTTAATTTATCTCGTTTACGACTAAATCCGAATAATATTAAAAATATGAGCATCGCAAATGGCACCCACAGCAACGCAGAAACATAGAGCCAAGAAATATTGGTAAACTCCATTGCTCTGGCAGTGATCGCTGCGATAGCTATTAATAGGTACAGCGAAACCCCTTTTAAATGATGTGGTGGACTTAGTTTCTTCATTTTCGCTCTCTATTGTTGATTTCTTACCGAAAAGAAGTTTATACCAAGTGAATATAGATAATTAGCAGGGAGGTCTAATTTCTCCCATGTTTTAATGCAGCCTCTGGCTTCTTTGAGGTAGTAGGCAACCCTTGCTTCTCGATTAACAGCAAATAGGTGATAGACTCCTGCTTGCCGAAGAATAACGAACTCCTGTACCCCATGACTTTCTACCAACTGCCGGAATACTGGCATCGTTACAAATTCAGTTTTCATCCATGCATCTCTCAAAAGATCTTTTTGTTACCAACAAAGCAATTAATTATACAGAAATAAGTCGTTCAGCTCTTCGAAAAGGCCATTATTATTTTTTGCCACGGGCCACCTTACTTGTTGATCTTGATATTAGATGTGATGCTTTAGCATGGAACATTCCCTCTAGTGGCATTAGGCATGAATCATCACAATATTTACCTCTCCCTTTATCTCCAGAAAGATTCCCGTCAATGATGTACTTAATGCCATCCTCACCACAGTCCAATACACCGACAACCCTAACGCTTTTACCCAAATTACTGGGCTCTTTTGCCTTAATGATTAGGGCTAAATCCCCTTTCTTTATTGATGGCTGTTGAGCGTGTTTATTTAGCATCACGTAAATGTCCTCTTCTTGTTAGATAATAAAAAACCCGCCTGATAAAGCGGGTTCGTTTTGTTTGATAGGCATTAACTCTTCTCTTCTGCGCCGGTTTTCAGTACGCCAAGTCTTTTCCTCATCTCTCGATACTCAATCAGCCTGAGCCTAAAGTAACTTCTCAGGTGTTCAGGTTGTTCCCTTTCTATCTGCTCTGCGTTTATGAGTTGCCCATAACGCTCTCGGTATGCGACATTACCTGCCGCCATATCGACTTGCATCATCTCTTTCTCTTTAGAGGATAGATTGGCTAAATTGATTGGTTTTGATGCTGACATGGAACCCTCCAAGTTTTTGGGGGAGTCTAGCACTAATTAAAGCTGGTGGAACTACGGGTATGCTATGAGGTTATCTTTGGGTGCTTCTGTATGTATCAGATGCTAGCCAATCACAATCGACGTATTCAATAAACGTCATTAGCGATGAGCCTGAGCGCTCACACTCCGATCCCTTCGCATACCCTTCACGATAAGCACTCTCCAATCGAGAGAGCAAAGATCCTCCTTCTGACTCAGTCACAATATACTCGACATAAGGATTGATGGCGTTATTACGTCGATATGTGCTGACTTTGAATATCAGACTTTCAAGTATTTCCTTTTCCGTTTCAGTTAGAGCCTTATCTATGTCATTTAACTCAGCGACGAGATAAGTAATAGATGGTAGATGATTTGACATAACTAATACCCCTGGCAGTGTTTACACGAATCACCACCATATGGACCTGCGTAGTAATCATGTTCAGATAAAAATTTCCCACACTGGGGGCAACGATAACCCGCTGTTTGAAGCTTTTTTTTCTTCTTTAACTCAATTCCTGTACCGGTTAACGCTTCTTTTATGTTGATGTATTGCATGTCTACAGCTGGACGTGTGCGACTATCAATATAATCTTTTGGCCAAGGGATATCTGTCTCCCTCATGTTATGCAACCTTACAGCTCTTTCTTTGGTATACACCTCAGCTTTTCTTAGATCTGTGGTGTAACCACACCCACCTTCACCCCACCAAAGAACATCATTCCCTACATAGGTTCGACTATCCTGTAGATAATATAATTCATCCATAGCATTACTCTCTATTTAGTATTAATTACTAATAATGCCTCTCTATAGGCTTCTTCATAAATTGGCAGTAATTCAGCATCTTCTTGAGCCTTCATTAGTTGTGGATGAAGTTCCAAAACATTTTTCTCAGAATCGCAAAGTTGAAGAAGTGTTTCGTAACCACCGTGTATTCTGTTGAAGGCTCCCTCATCGATACACAATTTCCAGCATCGAAGGAAAAATAGCTTTGCGACTCTTGGCATGTCCTCTAAATCACAATGTCGAGGTTCCCACCAACTATATTCATTACGCTGAGCTGCGCGGAAAACTGCCCACGCCATATCTAGATCGCTGTCTCTTGCCTTAGCCATTTTTACTGTATGTGCCGTTACTTCTGGCATAATTGCTCCATTAACTAATCTTTTGTTATCAAATAAAGAAAAACCAAGAATGAAAGAATTATAACTACCTCTGGCTAACTCATAATTTCCCCTTTAATCTTGAATCAATCACATTATTACCCTCATGCATCCCTGCTAACCTCCATATCTAAACCTTCTAAACATGCCTGCCTCCCCTCCCACATTGCTTGAATATGGGAGTGCGTATAAATATACCTTCCACTCCAAGGATCAAAGTTGCCACGCCCGTCAAGAAACCTTATTTTTAGCCAAGCTTCAAATCGATCTCTCTGTCCGTCATTAACTTCATTAATCACGTTAATTTTACTTACCCCCGGCTAATACGATCATTTTTTCCCACGTGGCAATAATTACCGCACCAATAAGCGTTATCATTATTGCCAGAACAACCACCAGCAAAGTTATAGGCCATGCTATAGACGAAAAAAAAGCCCATAGCGGGCGGGTGATATTGTTCTTGTCTACTGGCCTTATTATTCGAGACTCAAGTAGGGGGAATAAATAAAATGTTATGACAGCCCCTATACAGTAATAAATTAGGTATAAGACCTCATTACTCATTATTTCCACTGTTCCTTATCGGTTTGTCTGCAAGATGCACGGTCTAGACGTTCAATTTCAGCCAGTATTAGAGCGCCAGCTTTCACGAGATCACGGCGAATATTTGTAGGCCTCCACCACTCAGTAGGCCAGGGCCATAATTCAGGAATATCAGCATACGGATCATCGCCTGCCATGATGTAACATGTGGCGGCAACAGCCATCTCAGAATGCATGTATTGATCATCATGCGATGGCGTCCATCCCTCAACTGATATCTGGCGCTGTCGCTCTGCTAGTACGTCAATAGCAGACAAAGCCATTTCTGGAGAGGTGGCTCCTTGCAGACGCTCTAGTTCTGATATCAGTGCATTGACGTTTTCAGGCGATATAGACGTGTGCCAGTTGTCAGACGTGTCACTGCATTCGCGGCACATCATTTCTTCGTATACCGCCGCTTTCATGTCGGTAATCAATGTTTCAAACTCTTTATTCATTATTTAATCCCCTTTAATGGCAAGGCCAGCAACGCGAACCTCATTAATGGCGTTATCATTTCCAGCGCACCATCCCTCAGCATATTGCCTGCAAAATCCGCTCATGTGCATGACCTCATCAACAGTATGTTTTCGTAGGTTCACGGCCTGATTAGGCTGCGCAGGGGCGGCGTAGAGTGGAACAAGCCCCGCGTCATGAGTTGCCCACACCCACTCTTTAGTGTCGCGGTTATTAGCGAAATCTATAAGCGCCTGTGGGTCTATATAGGCCACCGGTTTATCGCTTCCCGGAGATATGTAGATAGGACTCAGTAACATATTTAACTGTGCTACAAACTCATAATGCATTTCTGCCCCCTCACAGTGAGTGGCATCATTTATTGCATCCTGTAGAAATTCTCGAACATCTGACGATAGTTTTATCGGTTTTCCAACGCTTATAGTCATTGCTCTCCCTCTCTAATTAATTCCATTGCCTGTTCATACCCGTTAGAGTATGCCGATACAAAATCAAACTGCACCTGCGTAAACTTCCCGCCGTCAACGGGATATGAAACCATCATCATTGATAGAAAATTAAATGATGTATCAATCTCTCTATTGAATTTATTTTTAAATGCAGTGTTTAATTTATACTTAAATGCGGCGTTTACATTCTCTCTGCATTTTTCTATTTTGGTTTTTCTCATAACTATCTCGCGTGATTCACTAACCAGTAATAAAAAGCCCCGCACTAGCAGGGCTGTTATTCATTTGTCGGTCCGAAAATTTCTTTGCAGTGAAATCGCCACTCAGAACCATATTTGAGATATAGATTCAGTAGGGCGTAAAGGACAGCAGCCTGTTCGTGCTCAGCTTTGCGCTTTATTTCCTGTCCACGGAGGCGGAGGTACTCTGCTAGGCTGGAACACATAAAATTAGGCCTACCTAGAATAACGATTAACTCATCATCTAAATGCGGTAATTCATACACAGTAGAACTACTGTTCGATGCGATCGATTTCATTTCATCTATTCGTTCTCGCAGGTCTATGGGCGCAACATTATCAGCATCCCTACCGAAACCAAGAGCCTCTCTGACTGCGCGGGATTCACATCTTCGTTGGTCAGCCTCACCTGCTGACATTGAGTAGCGAGATAGTTTGGCGCTTAAATCAGTAATTCGCTCCAACGAACTCAACTGAGCTAGCGCCATTTGATGAATGAGGTTATTTTCAGGCCAGAATAGAGTTAATTTTTTGAGATGTTCAGGATCAATACAGAGGTTGGCTAGATGCTCTGGAGTGGTACTCAATCCTGCGTTGATACTAAATTTTGGGCCAATGACTCCATTATCCACTGGCATCAATTTATAATTGCATGAGTAATCAGGATCAGAATCTGGCACATCTACGTGATCAGCATTGCTGAGCTGAACTGATTCTATAATTACTCCCCAGCAAACCCGACCTACTGTCTCATCACAATCACCGGCGCAGTAAAATGAAATTACCGCATTAGCAAAACTCCGTGCCTGCTCTGCTGTTTCATGAAAATAAAAACCGATACCCTCTGGGTCGTAGCTAAAATATTTTTTCACTAACATCTCCTAATACGTGAAATCCACAATAAACTCATGCTCACATTCAGGGCATGTGCATTCATAATTTGTTGTTGCTGGAGTGTCGCACTCACAGAGGCCGAATAATGCATAATCCCAAAAATCATCATCAGCCTCTATCATGTCAAAATAATGATTGCACTTAGGACATGTTGTATTCAGAGTGATATTCCAGCATGCAGTTTTATTACTCATCAGTTATTTCCTCATCCATAAATGCCTCGCACGAACTTGAACATCCCTCGTTTTCCTCCATGTCAGGAATATATTCAGGCGAGTTTAAATTGAATCCTGACACTAGTTCTTTAACACCACGATAGCCTCGATAGAATTTTCTTGGTTCATTAACCCTAACGCCTCTTATGCTATTCCCCCCCTATATTTCCGTACTGGTTTTCTAAATATGAAAATATATTAAAATCTTTCCAGTTATCTCGATAAATTTGCATTAGCTTTTTGTCTGACTTTTTAAAACAGACTTTACAGTTACCTTGATAATCCTTGAGGTTTAAACGGAATGTCTGTTGTTCCCAAAAATCCAATACATCAATTTTATCTGATGGGAATATATCGACGAGAGGATAGATTTTTATTTGTTTGTGCTGAACTGAAACTTTTCTATTTATTCTCCTCGGCTCATCGGTTCTTATACCTATTGCTGTTAAATAATCGCCTTTGTTCCATCCAATGGAGCGAATGTAACTATGAATCGGGGCTTCTTTTAGTTCGCGAGTGCAATGCAGATAGGAGTGGTTAGGTATTCCGTATTTTTTAACAACCTCTTCAAATGACTCTCCGTGACGACTAGCGGTATCGTAATCAACGATTCTATGCAGCGTCGGCTTCCCTTTCTCCTGGTTTACCTCTGCCTCTAGCCAAACAGTTTTAAACCCAAAATTAACATCACAATCATGAACGAAATCTAGTGTCTCGTTATTTTCCTGACCTGTATTAGCAAAACATACAATCATGTTGTATTCATCATTGCATTCATCTAATAGGCGTTTCGTCATGTATGCCGATGTCTGACCGCCGCTAAATAGAATTAGAACGTTTTGTTTGCTCATTAATTCCACCGTTATTTTTAGAAAATACCATCCAGTGTGTTTTATCGTTTTTACCTACACGCTGAACAATAAATGGCTTATGTTCTGTTAGTGCGAGAATTTGACGTGCTGGAATCTGAGTTTCATTCCATTTAAAAATAAGAGGGGAATAAGGTTTTAATACCCTAAATGCCTCAGAGAGGCCCTTTGATAAATCCTCTTGCCACGTCTCTTTGTTTAATGCTCCATATTTTTTGAACATCCATGATGTTTTACCAATACGGATTAAATGGGGAGGGTCGAAAACAACGGTATAAAATGAGTTATCTGGAAATGGTAGGTTTCTGAAATCGGCTATTACATCTGGGTTAATTATTAACTGTCTACCATCGCATAATATGTGCTCTTCCTTACGTATATCGCTAAACACTACACGGCTATCGTTTTTGTCTGGGTAAAACATTCGAGAGCCGCAGCAGACATCTAAGATGTGTGGGTTAGTCATGAATTGCTCTCCATTCTCTGGTTCGTTTATAGCAAGCCTCCATCATTCCGGCCTTTGTGTGAGTGATAACTCCCAGTCAATGCCTGTGGTATCTATAGGGGTGAGGGTTGTTAGGATTTCCACCTCCCCTTTACCCTCATTGACCCAGGTAGATGATGAGGGGTGGCGGTGGGGCAGCGTCGTGTAAAAATAAATGGTCTCGCGTGCATCCATTGCTGCATAAATAAACCGCTTGTCTATCCAGTCCCACTGGGCTCTAGAGATAGGCAGCGGTGTAGTCTCTTTTAGGCGGTGATTGCTGTTTATATCGAGCAGGTGAGGTATTTCTTCGCACCAACTCCCATCGCTCTGTTGAGCCTCTACCGTTTTCCCCCGCATTTTGGCTAGCGCTGCCATGACGATATTCTCCTCCTGCGGATTGCGTGGTGCTAGTTTCAGCCAGTAGAGGAACGCATCCGTGACCTCCTCACTGTGGTAGGGGCAGTCGTCCCAGTCATCCTTAAATGACAGCAGCCCAACATCATCACAGGTTACATAGGGATGAGCATTCTGGTTTATGTATGTCATGGGCAACGCCAGCCCCAATTCTCCACATACCGTAATGACATCATCAAATAACGCTCGTGTATCTGTGTGAATGGTCCAATTACCCTCTAGCAATCGTTTCATCTCATTCTCCTATTTCCGGCTCATCATCTACCCATTCACCAGCGCCGAGTATCTGACGGAGTTTTGCTATTTGTTGATCCCTGACAGCCCCTAGTAGCGCACCTGACGTACCGACGCGCGATACTCACTAAAATACAAAACTAACTAAACATTTAAAATAACAAGACGGAAATTATAAACACCCGTTTTTAGCCATGGCGTCTAATACTGTTCGACGTAAGCCTGACTTTAGAGTCGAAAAATGGTAAACGTAACCAGCCCATTTAACGAGCCTTTGCGCCTTCGTTATCTCGATTTTGCCGCGAATACCTGCATGGGTAAATTGAATTAATTGCATTGGCATCCTCCTCTGATTTTTCATTGAAAATATACAAACAAACATAAAAAACCATGTTAAATAGTCTTTTATGTTTGCCACACTTTTACATGTGGCTATTTTATTGGTCACATTCCTAACACTGTATTCCGATTCTAACGGGTTAACAGTGTCATTCAGCGGCACCCTGAATTATGGTTATGATAGCCCGAACCAGATTGTTAAAGAGCAAAAACACCATTAATGAATAGCAATGCCCGCCGCATGCTCATAGAGCGTGGTTAAGGTAAAGATAATGGTGAAAACAACAGATATAGTGATGCCGACTTGGGCAGCAATTTTAGAAAAAGGAGTGATGCTTTTTACTGGCGTAGCTTTTGCTACGAAATCTCGACGTGAATAAGTTGCCATGTTAGTATTCCATTGCGTGTTACATGGGCTTGTCGCCAAACGTACCCCTTGTAACAGTTTCAATTAAACCCGCTCTCGCGGGTTTTTTTGCGCCCAACAACTGGGAGTCATGCAATACTAAACTTATTTTTTGTGACGTTCAATGAAATCCTACTGACGGTAGGATTATTTATTTCATCTCTTTGTTATTTAACATTTTTGAGTAATCAGATATTACCCGCTCCCACTCAGACAGCGAAATGGTTCTAACTTGTTTTATCTTAGTTCCATCATGAGTGCTTGCAATCCAACACCAGTTATCTGGATCATCTATTTTTCTCAAAATAAAATATTTTTTCTTATCGTAGAACTCAATAGTGCATTTATTTTCTAAAGCCAAGGAACTTAATTTTGCCATCGTTGCATATGTCACATCACCCACGATTCGCCCCTACTGAAATCAACGTTTCCATCTCAAGATCATAACTAACATACAAATAACTGTCAGTATCATCAGCATACTCAGCAACCATTAATTGATGTTGTGATGCATAGATCTGCCCGTTATTAAATCTATCTGTACTGTAGAGATGCGCAGCTATCAGCGTAAGCGCTGGTCGACTAGATTTATATATTTCTACAACGTCACTATCGACATGTTCACCAAATCCGTTATAGCCGCTCTCTAAAACTAATGCTTTAATCGTTGGCCAATAGGGCCCATAGCTACGATAACGCCTCGGATTTTCTGATACTAATGACATGAGATTGTTTAAATAATTAGACACATAAACGTCTTCTTTTCTACCATCTAACGCTTCAAGTAGAACACTTTCCAAATAACTTTCTTGCGGCTGAACGACATCAATTAGTGTTGCCATTTTGCTTGCGCCCCGACTGGGGCGCCCCCCCTTAATATCGGTTAATTACGGTCATTATCTCTTCAATACTATATTTTGTTGAAATCAACCACCAGCACCCTGCGAACTCGTCTGTGGAATTTTTCCCATTATAAAACTTAGCGTTAAACATCTCTTTCAAATCATCTTTAGCACGGAAAAGGCTACCACTTTTTGCTTTTGGATCTTGAAGCCCATAACACCCATCAGGAACAAAATTAATACCCCATTTGGCTTTGATGTGTGTTGTGTTTTTCTTAATAATAAGCTGGCCACTCTCCCCAAACGCCTTGCTTTCCTCAGCCTGTTTCTTTTCTTCTTCTTTTTTTGCGTTAGCTCTATCAATATCTTCTTGTGTGATTTCTCCGGCCTTAACTCTCAATTGATTGCGGAAATCACTCAGCGCCCCTTCTTTTTCTAATTTATCAATTTTACTTGATATTTCATCAACCAATTCCCCCCGGTTAGATGGATTGATCAATAACTCAGGTGTAACAGAACTTGCATCTAACAATCCAACACTGACAGCGTCCGCAAACGCCATTGGCCCATCAATACAATTTGCATGATATATACGACCAACTCTTAAATGATAAACATCCCTAATTGTGCTGCGGTAGGATTCCGTTAATAATTTTTGGAATCTCAGGAATGTGGCTTTGAAATCCTCTGCTAGGGTTGCTTTAAACAACTTAAAGCGCTCAACCCCCAGTTGCTTAGCACCTTTCTGGGCATTAGCTAACGCAACCTCTTTTAGTCGGAAGATTTCAGCATTTAGGGCTATTTCAAAATCCTCTTGATTTCGATAATTAGGAGGAACTGCTAACTTCTTATTGGTTCTAAGGTCATCAATAGCCTGATAGGGTTCGTTTCCTAATTCAACGAACTGAATGACTTGTTTTTCACTAGAGCCATCAATACGATAATCCAGATCAGACGTTGAATCTGAAATACTGGCGATACCATTAGCAATAAATTCAGCAATAGTGGACTCGGAGGCATGATCACCATACTCGTTAATAACGAGTTTATATTTATCACCGAATAGGCATTTCAAATATGACTCCACAAAAATATTTTTATTTGTGGATCTAACCCATTTCGCAATCGCTGTTTTTAACACGTCATCTGTTGGATCTGGATAAACAACTAGGTCTGCATTGGATGATAGCCAATCAGGATTGACCCATTTAACATATCCATGACCCAAAGAAGTTCCCCCTTTGTGATGATAAGAATCGCCGTCAACATACAAAATAGCATCGGCCCTTATTCTCATCGCCCCTTCTTTTAAGTAACGGACAAACTCTTTTTTTGTGAGCCGGTTATGGATTTCATTTAGCGGTGCATCTAACATCCACTGTCGTAGCGATACTTCATCCTCACTAACGCTAACCTTTTCTCTCAACTCCAGAACGCTAACCTCTGCGGTGTAACCCCCCTTGGGATCTGCTGCAAGCGATGAATAAACATTCCGCATTACTGCAATTCCAGTATCGAAATCAATATCTTCAATTCTTGATAGTGAAGAGGACTTATTGATTTTTATAGCCGCATCGAAAGCAAAAGTATCTCCTATTTTAAACGTTTTTGAACCAGTAATATAAAAACTAGAACCGTGATCAATAACGCTAGGATCCACATCTAATAGATTGTTATCTATTGCGTCCTTCACCACAGGGCGTAGCCGTTTAATTGAGTCTTCAGCTTTACTTAACCTAACAATTTTTCTCTCTTGTTTGTTTACGTTTGTTTTTGCCGTTACTAACTGGCGATTATACGCATTTAGCTGATCGCGATAGACTCTGATCTCGCGCTCTACATTCCTTTTTTCCCACCTATATGAGGATGGATTTCCCTCTATTTTTATTTTTTCGTTAATATTCTCTTGCTCAGCTAAGGCTTTGTCCAAATTAGCTTTAATTTCATCATTCACTTCTTGCGCCCCATCAAAAAACCTCTTTAATGTTTCTAGCTTGCTACGTTCCTCCTCTAAATCCCCCTTCGCTGCATGTTGCGCTTTGAGATAATTATTCAGGTCGATACCAGCACGTTTTTTAGCTGCGAATAAAGCTTGCTCCTTGGCTTCTTCCATTTGCTGCTTTATCCGGCGTTCGCGCTCTTCTGGATTTGCTGCTAGTAGGAGCTGCATCTCAACCATATCATTAGCATCAGCGTTGCTCATTCGTGCTTTGTCTGATGTTAAAATCTCCAAGAACCAATCTTTTTTGCGCTTCAGGGTTTCAAGCCTAAATGTATCAAATGAGCCTTTGCCAACGTAATAATGAACCCTAACGTGAGACTGTGTCGATCCCACTCTAGCGCCACGACCATTACGTTGATTTATACTGGCAGGTGTCCACGGCAAGGTTAAATGATGGATATCCGTCGTGCCTTTATGCAGGTTTATTCCAACCTCGGCTTTTTTATTACAGATAATAAATGGGGTACGCCCTTCGTTGTAATCAGCTGCAATAGACTCTAACCCACTAAGGCTCGCTTCATTTATCGAAGCGATGTAAGCCTCATATAGCGATAATTGAGTGTAATACGCCTCTATTTGGGCTTCTGATGCGTCTTCTTTCAGTTCTTTAGGCGGCGATACTTTCTTAGGCTTTCGCTCCTGCTTACCCGCTTCTGCCACAGTTGTTGCGTTAAGAATCCCTATTTCAGTCGGCTTAACACCTAGAGCACTACAAATAATTCTCTTAAGCTTTCCATGTTGTGATTTTTCATCGGTAAAGATGATTTGCTTGCCCCCCTCCGAATATCCGATCTTCAACTTCTCAATTAGAACTGAATACTTCGGTGTAATCGGATGAGAGGTCTTTTCTTCCGGTATGCCGAATTTTTTTAGACGGGACAATACTTCTTTTTCGAATAATTCAGGTACAACCAACTCACAAATAGAATCGGAGACAGTGACAGACGTTAAAACTGATGCCGTAACCTCTTCATCAGAATCATCGTCATTTTCGTTTACCTGCTCCGGCAGATCATCAACCAGCTTTCTTATGGCATCCTCATATTCAGCGGGGAAACGGAACGTCATTTGTCGTTTATAAAGATCTATGTCCGTACATACGCGATCCATATCTCGGATAATCGCAAATGTAGAATCCTCTTTCTCATCATCCTGCTTATTATTACTCCGTTCAGGATTGGATAGTATTTCAGCTCGCCGTCTTAATTTTTCATAAATATGAGACTGTTCTGCACTCATTGGTGCTTCTTCATTCTCTTCAATCAAATTAGGAATAATGACATCATTGGACACATCAGCAGATGTCTTAAGTGAGGTCCATCGATGGAAGATCCCCCTTAAGCCATCAAGGTTCTTAAACCCGACAAGCCCTTCTTTTACTTCTAGTTTGCCAGATAATTTCTGTACAGTAACTGTCGCTGTCTCACCAAACACCCTGACAAAATCATCAGGGGTGTAAATTCCCATTCGTTGCCATTCACTCATTGGCACTATATGGCTTAGCATGTTAAAGGCATCAATAGGTGAGTTAACAATCGGCGTGGCTGTCAACATAACGCATCCGCGACCGTTGTTTTTACTCATAAGATATGCGTTCTTCACCGCCATATCACGAGCTGATTGGGCGACGGAAGGGATCGGAAGATAGGCCAAACGTGAAGACTCTCGACCTGCACTATAACTATTACGATAGTTATGCCCCTCGTCAGCAATAACGCTGTCGAATCCCATATCTTCAAAATAAGGATAATCGCTCTCTTTTGCTGAGCCGGTATCCGATGCATTCGCTAAAATTTTGCTTTTTTTATTGGCGTCTCGGTGTTTGGTTCCATCAAGATTAACGCGCCCAGCTTCTGCCTCCGCAAATAGAACATCGTAAGCATGATCTCGAATCGTTTCTTCTCTCAGTGGGATCTTCGCATACTGCTCCTTTGTCATTACCACCATTCGGTAGTTAGATTGCGGAACGGAGTTCATGCGTTCTTTTATCGTTGCTGAATCAGAGATAGTAATGGCATTCCGAACGGTCGGCTGCCCAGTATGTTTATTTATAACTGGCTGGCCTTTTTCATCTAAAACAGGAACCTGTTTAATGGCGCCATCATTGCCATAAACCTCATCAATCCCTACAAATAAAATGTTCTTAAATGCAGACTCACTGTAAAACTCACACGCTTCATAGTACCAATTTTCATAAACAGCTTTTGGCACCACAACACCGGTGCGCTTTGTCCGTCCGTTTTCGAAGTTAAATGCCTCAAGAGCTAGTGCTGTTGTCGTCTTACCTAGTCCTGTGCCAAATCCCATGATCCCCTTTCCATCCTCGGACAAGCGCCGGACTTCTGAGTTTTGATATCCGAAAGTAATCCTTTTGCCTGATATCCCGCTTAGCCCAAGATCAGCATCAGATTGTTCAAACGGAATATAGGCATTGAATGCATCGTTATATTCTTGAACAAGAGAACCTATTTCATCGTGCTGTCGAATCCAATCATTGAAATTACTCTCAAGAAGTTTTATTTGTTCTTGGTATTGAGCAGCATTAACACCACGCGGCTTATTTCCATTTAGATAATTTTCGAATTGCGCGAGAAACGGATCTTGTTGTGATACCCGCTTATAAACTGGCCTCATATCTCCCGTTTCTTTGTCCCGGCTAACCACGGTACCGTAACGATAACCAGCAAAAACACCGTTTCTTCCGCGATATCCTTGCTCGGAGACGAGAACACCATCACTAATATTTACATCTTCAACATAATTGAGGTCTGAGTAGCCATTCTCCCGTAAAAACTCCAAAATAAGGGATCGGTCAAACCATCGACTATTGAGTGAAAAATCAATACTGTCGACATCAGTCCACTTTCGCTTTCGTTTTATCTCCGCTAATTGTCGTAAAAAATTATTTTTTTGAGGCCCGTCGGGGGTTACAGCTATGGCACCAAGTAACTGACCATTTAGCAATCCAATATCACCACTTGTCGCCCTATCCATTGGCATTAAATCGCCAGTTGGTGTGATTGCAATGCCGTCAATATCAGAGAGTATGCTTAATAACTGATTGTCATCGGGTGATGCGTCACCAGTGTATGCCTCCCTGAAGGCTTCAAGGGTGATAGGATCCAAATCTACCTGACTGAATAAATGTCTAACTACCTGTTCTGCATCAGCACTGTTAAAGCGGACTGTCTCGCCCTTCTCTAGATTGCCAGTAATTAACGCTGATAGTTCTCCATTCTCACCAGCTGCAACCTTAAACTTTAACCAGGCACCAGAGTTAGCCCCCCTTACTTTTGATATCTTTCCTGAACTCGGAGAACCATATTTTTTATTTTCAGCATCAACCAGTCTAGCTATATCCGATCTCATCCCCTCATATGGCTCAGGAGAACCGCTGTCCGCGATATAATCCTGATAAGTCGCAATATGGTAGCCAAGTACCGATCCACGAAAGACACGCTCTCTTAATGCCTCTGGTTGCGTTTTTGCAAAGATAAGTGCTTTTTGGGCTTGTTCCGACATTAGCGACGGGAAAGTGGTCGCTATGGCATTTATTTGGTCCCAATTTTTCGATAAAATCCCATCAACACCCACTATCTGATTTTTCAACTCTTCGTATGTCTGCACTCCAAACTTGGCAAATGACACGTTCTCTTGAGTAACAGTGTTATCAATAACCCATACGCCTGACTCAAATATATACCACTGATCGTTGATTAAGCGCTGTTCGCCATTCATCGCTGGCGTAGACGTTGGTTCGCTTAGTTCTAAAACGGACCAAATGATCCGACTGTCAAATTTATGTTTTAATTTTGTCTTTAATGCGCCATTTGATAATTGATCATTTTTAATCGTGATCCCTCTAAAGCCCTGCAGTACCTCTCCATGCACGAATCGTTTACCATCTTCAAGATACCAACGCCCTTCAATGAAGGTGTTCCATAAAACATTGGCTTCTTCTAACAAAGTTTCCTTTTCTTCTAGGATCCGATCCGCTAGTTCTGCCGGATGTTTTCTTAAAACCCATACATCGACAGCTGTGGATGTCCCACTTTCCTCAAAAGTGCCGCTAGGTAATCTGTGGGCGCCAAGAAACTCGGCTTTTCTTGAAACTTGTTTACGTAGTTTTTTGTGATTTTTACCAGTAGTCATTCCGTAGGGAACAACAATGCAGATGTAACCACCAGCCTTAACTTTATCTATCAATCTCAAAATGAAATAGCGGCCTATATTAGATTCTTTTGCGTAGGCGGGATCCAAATTGGCAAACTCCCCTCTGCTATCTCCAAATGGAACATTACCCACACAACTATCAAAAGAACCATCAGGGGATGATGCAGCCAGGCGCTCAAATGGCGTTATGGAAACCTTATCTTCTGGGTGAAGTAATTGGTTTATTCGTCCTGAAATAGGGCTAATTTCCGTTGCTGTCATGATGACACCCGCCGGCTTAGTTTCATGAAAAACCCCTGTACCCGCAGCAGGCTCTAAACAATTACCAGTATCTGCGCCGTATTCCCGTAATAGATCCCACATTCCTTCTGCAACGGGCATCGGCGTATAATATTCATGCTCATTAGCACCTATACCTCCATCTCCGGTATAGGCAGCGAGTATTTTTCGCTGTTCGTCGGTTAATTTTGACCCTTTGGGTAATTCGCTTAATAAAGAAATAGCTTTTGCGTTCGCCTCTTTCCTCAACCTTTCCATTGAGATCCGTGATTCTTTTCTAACTCCAAACTCAATGGGGTTATATTGCAGTGTTATTGCATAGATAACTCTGCATAACGCTTCTATGTTCTCACAGTTATTTATTGATTTTATGGCGTTATTTAAATTGCTTAACTCAGTATTCAACCGTTCACCCCTTGAAAACATATTCGCTATAATGCTGAAACTAACGTTTTATTTTATCAAAGGTGGTGTTTCTAATGGCGGGGAAAACAAGCTTTTCTAGCGATAAAGCAAAAGCAGCTCTCAGCAAAGCGCTCCCCGGAAGCGGGAAAAGCACTATCATGAATAGTGGGTACATTTCGCCCTCTTCGAACGCTATTTTTTCTCAATCGGCAATGGTGGCCAATAGTCCTAATCTCGGCTTTTCACTGATTAGCGCTAGTCGTAGTATTAATGACGAACCTATATTGCCTACAGATAGATTATTGAGGTATCCCCTTTTCGAAGAGATGGCTGCATATCCAACACTCTCCGCAGCACTCAATATTCATGTTACCTATGCATTATCTACTGATAAAAAAACAGGTCGTTCATTCACGATAAAACCCATCAATGACAATGAGGGTGAAACATCAGATGAGAGCCAAAAAATAGCGACTGAACTCATGGATGATATAGGGAATCTCATCAATGCCAATGTTCCTAGTTGGGCATTAATTATGTGTGTCTTTGGCGTCTCATATATTCGCCCTCATGCAAAGCCTGGCGTGGGGATTACATCATTTGAATCCAGTTATTACACACTCCCGCACTTTGTGAAGGAATATTCAAGGGGCGGGCATATCGCTGGTTTTACTGGTGATCATATGCGTTCTAATAGTGGGGGGACTTTTACATTTGCCGACCCTTGGGATTTAATTCCTATGAAAATCCCTTATTGGGTTCCGCATAGTAAAAACCCACCAACCTATATTGGCTCAAAACCCTATAACCTATTAAACGACCCATTAGAACAAGACCCCGTTGAAACACAAAATTACGGAACAAGCCTTCTTGAGCATAGTTACGGGCCTTACACCAATTTATGCGCAGCAATTCGGTCCCTCAAAGCGACAAGGAATAATGCTAGCAAGATCGACAGGATTTTTGGCATCAACACCAGCAAAACAGATCCTACAAACGCCGCAAGTTATTTGAACCAGATAGCCCAAGCATTGAAGCGCTCATCTGACCTAATGGAAACAGGTGCACGAAATGGTCATCTAACCCCAACAGTCATTAACAGCCTGATTCCTATTATGGGTGATGGGAAAGGATCTATGGTCATAGACACTCAAACTATCCCAGCTGATATTGCAGGGATAGAAGACGTGATGATCCATGTAAAACAACTCGCAGCATCTATTGGCTTAGATGCGTCAATGTTAGGATTCTCAGACATGCTATCTGGGGGGTTGGGTGAAGGTGGATTCTTTAGAACAGCCATTCAAGCAGCCATCAGATCTCAATGGATCCGTGTTGCCGTTGAAGCATTTATCTACAGAGCGATAGATATCCATCTGGCCTACAAATATGGGAAGGTCTACCCAGCGAGTAAACGCCCCTATAAAGTTGAGTTCAACTCTGCAAACACAGCCATTCAAGAAGAAGAGAATGCCGCCGCAGAAAGCAAAGCTGGCTATGCCAGCGTTATTGTGACCATTCTTGATGCTATTGAGAATAACAATGTCATTTCAAAATCAGAGACATTTAAGCGCCTAATTTTAGGCGACACCTTGAAGTTTGATGAAAATACAGTCAACAAATTAATAAAGGAGTTAGCCTCAGCAAAAGAAGAAAATGAAGAAGACGAAAATGATGATCATATGTTTGAATCATTGAAAATGATGAGTCAAGAAGAACAAGCTGAGTTTATTAAAGACCTATTTAAAAAATAACCTCCACCAGCTGCGCGAGCCGGTTTGGAGATTATTATGCCTAAAGCATTAAAAAGAGTAACTGATAGTTTTTCACTATATAAAACCGTCAGAAAAGGTACCCAAAATAAAAGAAATTACCTCCTAAGTGCAGTAAAGGAAATGATCAACAGTCCTGAGACTCAGGAAGGTTTAGAACTTGGCGAACTGTACGGATATTATGGACATGGACGCAGAGAAATGACTGGGCTATCCGTCCCAGAAACAAGTGCAATTTTGGTCGATGGTAAGCCTGTCATTATAGATAACGTTCCATCTAATAGAACGGTTTCCATCTCTGTTGATGACAATGGTGTAGTCACCCACACACAAGAAATATTAAACACTGACACCGGCAGAATTGTCGCTAGTATGATTGACTCCCATGCTGGTGGCTGGAGTTGGGCTACAGGTGGGATCGACTCAAAAGAAGTATCTATTCCACAAATTTTCAAGGGGTTTGATTTTGTAAAAGTCCCTAATTTTATTTCAAGAGAACACCCAGCAGCATTAATGACTGAGTCAGTTAATGAAGATCAGATGCAATCAATGATGGAATCGTTGAGTAAGCAAGGATTTTCAGATCAAGCAGCGAAAGAAATCATAAGTCACCATCAAATAATGATGAATAAAGAACTTACCATCGATGCTATCCATAGAGCTGGTCAAGCCGAAACAAACGTATTTATCATGCGTGGAGAACTACTTGAAGCAAAAGAGATTATCGAAGAAAAAACGAAACTTCTTGAGTCCCTGCAACAACGAAATAGTTCGATAAACGAAAACATGACTCAACGACATAAAATGATGCTTGAGGCGCTTAAAAAGTTACCCATTTTTGTTAATGAAGAGCAAGTTAAAGCTTTGCTTGAAATAAGAACCAAAGAAGACATTGAGATAGTCAGCTCACTATTCGAATCAATTCGTAGTAATGACCTGAAGTCGTTACCAGTTCATAACAGTGGTTATAAAAAAACCATCCCTAGCAACAATAGCCCCTCAAATAATAACTTTATCGTTTCATTTAGTGATAGTGAAACACCTAAATTCAAATAAACTAAATCATACCAGGGTGATTAGTATCACCCTGTTATATAAGAACATACGAATTAAATCATACTTAAACTAAAAAAACTTTTTATAGATCTATTGATCCATGCATGGAGATCGATATAGGATCGCCCCCATCAGAAAGGTCTAACTATAAGAAAGTACTGGGGATTTATACATGTGATAAATAAAGAATAAAAAAAACGTTAGCTGAGAACTAACGTTTTTCCAAAAAGCCCACTAACACTGGACCTTACTTTATCAAATTTATGGAGGTGTTCTTTTATGAACACAGGGATGATTTTATCTAAAAAAAACCCATTTCTCAAGCGAAATGCTGAAATATCAGGCTATGGCTTGAAAAAAGTTATAGAACATCTTCCAAACACCCTATTACCCCGCAGAGCAAGAGTTATTCTTAGCCAGATTTGTGAAATTGCCGCCAGTTCATCCGAATATAAAATCTTCAAGTCAAAGTCCAGAATGAGCCAAGAAGCTGGCGTTACCCCTGCAACTATTCGCAGAAATCTCGACCTAGCAATTGATGCTGGAATCATCACTAAAACATACATATTCGATCCTGCTAAGGGCCAGCGGCCTACCGAATATCAGTTCACATCCAATTTCATTAAACTCGCAAAACAGGTCTGCTTAGAACTAGTAAAATGTCATAAAGGTTCCCTTGAAAATGTGCTCAAGAGCCTATTTTCAAGCTTTTCACCCAAGTTCCCCCCCGATCAAAATGATCAGCCAGCCCCCGGTCAAAATGATCTACAATCTGTAGAAGTATTATCTTTTTATTCTCAGAAGAAAAAAGACATTCCCCCAGCTGAAGCTGTGGGAAACGTATTTATTAAATCAGCAAAAACAGCAACAGCAGAGAGGGCTAGTACAAAAGCTAGGGACTACGCTGAGCGACAAGAACGATTGAGAGATGAGCGCAAAGCTGAGCAAGTTCGCGTTGATAATCTCATCAAGCGCAGATCATTTATCTCTGGTAGACATGCTGTGAGCCCTCAATCAGGCTTTAATTCCCCGCGCTATCTTAGTGAGAATAAAAAAGCTGATGACGCATGGACATCCGCCAACAATAGCTTTAAGCAAGCCCTTGCTGCCGGAATGAACCCATTAGAAAAAATAGCAATGCTACGCAATCTATTCTAAACACCAACTCTACTTGAAGTTGGTGTTTACTAGGCGGTTATTTGATGAGTGCTGCATCAGAAGGGCAGAGTTGACCGCCTTTTGACACATAAACTCTTAAAAGCTTCTTCAAGCTAAATTCGTGCTGATTATAGCCAGCGCCTGGAAGAGATGCCCAGATGTTACAGCATTTATTTATTGCGATGCTGATTTCTCCGGCATCAATGTTTTCCAAAGCCCTGCGCTCTTTGATGAGTTGCAAGGCTAACTTTTCCTGAGACTCAGGACCAAAGTCGGGTAATTTTAATAGCGCCTTATAGTGTGGCCAATAACGATATATTTGCTGATATCGACCAGATGCACTAGACCGCTCCCCCTTTTTATTGAAGACCTTCGCCGCTCGCCCACCAGCAAACGGATGGTCTTTATAGTTTGTAAAAATCTCTGGCTTCCCATCGATGCCGGTTACGATTACATCATAACCATCATTCTTAGTTAATGGATGAGTAGATGTTCCCTCTGATACTGAGAGCATATCTTTAAACGCTTTACGGTTATTAATATTCATACGTATCCTATCATTCAGTTATGAGACAATACTAAATGTGAGGGGATAACATCTCTTTGCTACCACGCAATCTAAAGCGGCTCGAATTGAGCCGCTTTTTTTATCTCTGCTCATACAATACTAAACGTGTATTTATGAGTGCTAATTTTTTAAATGGTGTGTGTTGCAGGGAAATATAATTAGGTGTGCGCTAACGGGAAAAGAGGGAAATGAAGGTGTGTGCTGTAGGGAAAGTCGAATTCTGCCGAGATAATAAAACTACAACTATAAAAATGGTGGGTGGTGGAGGGGAATTGAATCCAAAGAAAATGAATCAGGTGTGTGCTGATGGGAATTTAATCCCTACAGCACACACCTGATCCCCTTCAATGCACACCGGAAAAGCAGAACTCCCCTGCGGCGCACACCATTCCCTACAGCACACACCTTTTTTAATCTATTCCAAGATCTGATGGCTTAAGATTTGGGTTTCTCTTGTAAATGATGATGTAGTTCTCCCGCCCTTTCTTTTCTACCTTGCAGTCCAAATAGCCAATGTTCTGGAGTTGCTCCAATGCTTTCTTAATTGTCCTGTTTTGTTCTTTTACTTCAGACATTAAAGATAACCGTTCGCGTAATCTGGCAAATGATACAGGGGCGGGTTTAGCAGGAAGACTTTCAATAAATGTGTATATGGCTTGCGCGGCTTCTTTTTTCGGTAGCGCTTTGATTGCATGTTGTTGTAACAAAACACGGTGATCAAACTGAAATAGTTCCCAAAGATTTTCATCTGCTTCGAGTACAACCCTGTCTATTTCAGCATCAAACCGTGCTGTTTTAAGTAATCCGGTCGCGTACCCTTTCATTGCATCATCTTTCCCTTTCATAAAGGAAACCGTCTTGGCCCTGAGTCTGACAAGTGACGCACTAATCGTTTTGCGTAGCCCTTTATCTAAGCGCTTTGATGGAAATCCACAATACTTTGCAAACTCACTAAATTTTAAATCAATAGTGTTTGTTTTTAGTCCATATTTGCTAAATGATTGAATGACCCCAACCCAAACTTTAAAATCTGTATCCATATCTAATCGAGGGCCAGTGATCTCTATGTTGTCGTAACCCTCAGCTCTTGCTATAGCTAGGTTAGAAAACAGTTCTGATGCATCAACCGTAGGATTTTTTATCTGGCTCTTTGTCGGTTTGGGAACAAAAACGCCAAGGCGCATTAATGCGACTGGCTGAACGGTATTGTTTTGATTGGCTGTGAGTAACTTCTCTTTAGTTGTATTGTTTGCATACATGACATCGGGTAAATATGTCTTTTCATTCATTAAGTTACACACTCATATTAAAGGATCGTTTCATCTGTGGAAAATAATAGCACAAATCCCACCAGCGCCCACCTTTTTGCCCTACAGCGCACACTTAAATCCTACCAGCGCCCACCTTTTTCCCGCCAGCGCCCACCCCTTTCCCTACAGCGCACACCGCAACCCATCGTAAAGTCAATCACAGCAAGGCTTGCGACGATCAGGGATCTGTTTGGTTCTATGTGATCTAATTAGGATCGTTTATTGGATCTATCCTGTGAGTATGTGAATAAAAATATATCTAGCCCTATTTAATGCCTCAGTAAACGCCATCTTCAATAGATTCACCCTCTTCTTTCCACAATTCAGGGCATTCAATATCAAACCCGCACATCTCAAAAGCTTTCATCAAATGAATTGGTGCACAATGATGGTAATCGTTAGCAAGTCCATCGCCAGAAATTGCATATGTTGATACGCTATTAAAATACGAGATTAATTCACTTTTAGTGATGGTCCCTTCAACCAAGAATGAAGAGTAGGAAAGTTCATCCTCAACATCAAAATAGACGAAGCCTTGATCATTGCCTCTTGAAAACTTAATTTGGGGCATGGTAAATCCCTTGAATAGCACCTATAGCGAACTCTATTAGCCCATCTCCATGAATGATAGACACCGCCCCATTTTGATGATCGAATAGATATTCAAATGCTGTAGAAAAGACTTCAGTTGAAGTTAACGAGTCTAATGAGCCATACAGTTTCCCAATGTATGGATGAGAAAGATTATCTATAATCGCAGTCTCATTACTTGAATAGCCAGTGAGGGTTATATCTCTGAGTTTCGCGACCCTTCTCTCTCCACCAGATCGGTCTTTCAAATAAGACACTGCCATTTTCAAAAAATCAGGATTAGAAAACTCAAAATGATGACCTACTTCATGAAATAAAACCTTTCGACCATTTGCAGGGTTTAATTTAATCATTCCCTCCAATGAGGCTGAAGAGCGAGTTTTTGTTAAACTTAACGTAGAAAGCGACGACAATCTTCCACCAGATAGCTTATAAGCCGCCTTTAAATCAGAAATCAATCCGCCATCACCATGAAGGGCGTCGTATTGGACTAGCAATGCCCTGTCTATTTGCAAACTGGAAGCCCATATCGTTGCACTATCGTCGTCAATTGGTGTTGTAGACAATAATGTTTCATATGTTTGGGACAAACTGTTTTTTATGGAAGAAAAAACCTCATTAAGTCTATTCTTTCCTTCCTCAAATAAGGAACGAGGAAGCCTCAATAACTCCCAATTAACGCCATTTCGTTGCAATGCTGCGCCATATCCAAGACGACCATTTTTAATCGCATCTACCAATCTTTCTACACCACCAGCGTTTAAAGATTTGCTCTCATTGACCCTATTCAGCCAATCCTGATTCTGTTCATTATCAAAAAAAGCGTTGAGATCATTTTTAACGCTACTGAGATCTATACTAAGTGTTTTTTTCCTTGTTCTACATATGACTCATAGCGTTGCTTAGATTCGTTATCACTTAACTTGGATTGCTCCAATGAGACTAATTTAGCTTTATACAAAGAAGCTATTGATTCAGATCCATTAAGGCGCCCATTGGTAATGTCAGTAAGGGCCATCTTTACAGTATGTGTAAGAGATATTCGCCCATTTCGTTTAGTTAGTAGTTTGTCTAGGACATGGCAAATCTTAGCTGCCAACTTACGTCTACTCGTTTGATCTGATGAGTTATCAAATTCATTTAATAATTTTGGTAGGTAGAACGCCTGACCATCTAATAGAATCTGCTTAACAGCCACTTCGCTAGATAATGTAGAGTCTGATAAACCAACAACCTGATTTATTCCTTGGATAATCTCGTTATAACTATATCGAGTTCTGTCTAAAAACTCTGAATAGGACTTTCCAAGAATACCTTTAACATTTATCCGATATTGACGTAGAGCTTTTTCATCATCAGGAGATGAACCTATTAGTTCCTTAATCTCTCTACCAACCATCGCCCCTTCGACTGGAGCTTTAATTTTTAATGTTCCAGAGTAATAGGCAATCACATCAGCAATTTCGCCTGGTGAAGAGCATTTGCTAACCATTCGACCAATCAGTTCCAATTGTCTTCCTGTACTGACGTACTCAAACATATAGTCATTGGGTGTTTCAATAAGCGGGCTGTGCTGCCTCACAAGCTCATTTATAGGTACACCTGAAAGATTACCTTTCTGAGACTGTTTAGAAGCGTGGTGGAGTGCTAAGCGCGATTTCCTGCTGATTTTTGATGAGTTAGAGTCGACAGTAAACTTAACTCGATCTACATTAGTGATTCTAAGCCTTACCAAGATCGGATGGTTCATAGCACTAACGAAAGCTGGTTTTGTGTTAAACAAAATGGCGTTTTGTTCTAGGTAGTCTTTGTATACATCGGCTGTACCTGACGAGTATGCAGTGCAGATCCCCATAACCCGCCCATTGCCAGACTCAACAACATTGTCCTCACCTATAATAGGCGAACCATTACTAGACAGTATGCTGCCAGAAAGTTCTTCTGGTCGTAAGGATTTTGCAATATTACTAACCTGCAATTTGCTTTTAAGTTTCGTTCTATCTCTCGGCTGTAACTCTTGTGGGTAATCTTCATTTATTCGCCCATCCAGATGATTGGAGATAATCAATTCGCTGGATTCTAATATTTTAAAAACCACTTCGATTTCGTCACCGTTTGGTGTTAAAACCATTTTGTTACTGATTAAATTATCTATGTTTTCCAATTTTACTGGTCCTAACAGCTACGCCTTTAGCTAAAGACTGCCTTTATGCTGCAACCCGAATAAGTTTCTCGTTTGCCGTCATCCAACTAGTGGCGCCCAAAATGACCTCATCCATTGAGATGAACGCAGGAGTAAATGGATCTAACGTTTTTAATATAGAAATAAAGTCATCTGTTCTACTGCCAACAAACTCCCCTGACTTAAACCTAACGACAATTTCTGGAATGTCATTTTCTGTGTTTATTTGGATTTCTGGCTCTATAACTTTTGGCGCTTCTGACTTCTGTATTCCGTAACCTAACTTCTCCATTACATTGGCCAGCTGGTCGATCACGTCCAATAAATCTAAACCAGAGGCCGTCTTTCTTTGCCCTAATAAGTCAGCTGCTTTTTCTTGTAGATCCAAGCGTTCTAATACAGAGAGTTCCATTACGCCCCCTTCTTAAAAAGGTGGTCGAGTAGATCACCTAAATGTTTTGCCGCTTGGTTAACCAGTCCCTCATTTTCTTCGTATTGCCCTGCGTTAGTTAAGGCGCCTATTGCATTACGGATTCCACTGTTTTTTTCTCGAATAACATTGATGTCATCAGTGTTGAGATCTAATACTGATTTAATAAACTCAAGAGCTTTTGTTGCGAGGCTATCAACTTCATTGTTCGCATCAGCCATGTTTTTTTTATCTTCGCTATTATTGGAATTTTGAGTAGGTGATACTGGCGGCTCTTTTTCTTCGTCCAATCTGTTATTAGGAATTAACATTTCTTGTGTAGGGATATATTTATTAGCCTTGCCATTTTTATAAGCCTTAAACAGTTTTCGGAGAGCGACCTCCATATCACTTCCCAGAATGGATTCACTTTCGAGTTGGTACACTTTTCCATCAACATCCTTAACTTCAACGAACCCAACTAAAGAACCGGCTTTACTTCCTGTATGCATAGAAATTGTCGCTCCATTTGAGAGCTTACTACTACCTGCAATTTGAGTATTACTCCTGATGGTTCTGATGGTATCAGTAATATCCGGCAATGATGGATGAGCGTTTTTACTGGGGATCTTGCTTGGCATAGTAGTAACAGAGTCTTTTCTTACCTTCTGTAACTCATCCAGCCGACTTTGAAGCTTTTCATTTACGGCTTCTTGGCGAGATAGCTGTTTTTGAATAGCCTTCAAGTTGCTCTCATCTGATTCTATAAATGAGGCTAATTCATCGCCTTTTTCTACCCACTCTAATTGTTGTTTTTCTAATAACTCAGCATCGGACTGATTTTTATCAATGTCAGATAGTAACTTTTTTTGTTTATCTTGAGAGCGTTGAAACTTTTTACTATTACGTTCAATGACATTTGATAGTGACAGGCAAACCTGACGCAGAGACATGTCTCTGCCCTTCATAGGGGCTACAATGTGAGTGACATCCCTCTTGTTTAGAAGAAAGCGGAACGCCACTAGCGTGTCTGATGCGGTTATTTTTGAGGTGTCACCGCTAGGGCTATGAAAGATGATAGAAACGCTTTGACCATCGGTTAGAGGGATTCTTGCTGGCAACAATGCGAGTCCATTCGATTTTCGTACCCTGCCTATTTCGGCACCACCAATAACCTGAGCGTTTTGATCTGTTGACTCAATAACGCCAGCCTCAATGCCTGTGCCACCGAGCCCATTATTTAGCGCTCGGATGAATGCTCGCATTGTTTTACTAATCCGCATTCTGCTGGTGGTTATCGCTTCCATCATCACGTTATTGAGCGGATGAAGAAGAGTGTCATAAAAATAGGTAGACTCTAACTCTTCTAGTGAAACTGGCTCTAAGATGAAATCGTTATTTTCATCAGCCTGTAAGTTGCCCCATTCCTGATCACTGAGAGGCTTTGCCAGTAGGTCTATGTTCTGGTTAATTGAAACGGAATCCCTTAAGGAAATGCTGTTAAACATTTTCAGCCTCTAAGTTAGTTATTTTTGTTTGTAGGCTTTTTGTTAATGCTTGCTCTACTGCTAGTCGGCTACGGCATTTTTCTATATCAGAAACTAATGATGCGCGAACCGTTTCTTGTTTAGTTACATGCGACCGCAATTCGTCTAAATCCGTTTTTAATGATGCGACATAGGATTTTGATTCTTGCAATCGTTGTACGTTAGATCGTGTCGCTGGACGCTTTTGGGCTGTATTGGAGGCAACCGCTCGTCGAAGTTTTTGAGCTAAACTTTTTGTAAATGCTGGGGCGGCTTTTTTTACAGCTTTAGCGATATAGGATGCCAGTTCATTAATGTTTTTTGCTGTCGGTCCTGGTATTTGCTTCTTATTAAGTTTAACGCTGGATATATCACCAGTATCATTGATTTGGAGTTCCATCTCCTGCATATCCTCAAAACGAAACGTTATTTTTTTTGTGGCAACGCCGTCTTTTCGATATGATCTATTTGTTGACTCTATAGAGGCTACAGGGCGCTTCTCTTTTATTAGAGCATCAGTGAGTTTTTTAACGCCTTTTTCGTTCACCTGGTCAAAGTCGAGAACAACATAGTTTTGCCCATTTTTCGACTGTAGAGGATTTAACATTTACACGCCTCTTCTTTTGGCGTTTCCAAGTGATAACGCTTCTGAGATTTAGATACGATAGGGAATACGCGATAGAACGGATTCCATAGTGAATCACCATGTGTAATTTTCACATGCAAAACCCAGTCGCCTTCGCTGGATATCAGGCATTTAGGAATAGATAAAAATTCGCTATTTAGCCCCTTGTGTGAGAATTCTAATGTCCTAGTTTTCCCAGTTATGACCGTTGTTGGATTATTGGCATCTTTTAATTGATATTCGACCTGAGCCCCTCTAATCCGAGTAGAGTAAGTACTAAAAATGATTGGGAAGAGATAATCTTTTTTTCTTGCCTGATGCGAACCAATGCCCTCAAGTTTGATTTTTTTTCTTCTTAACGCGAATCTATCAACTGCAGCGATGGCTCCGATTGTTAATAATATTTCAGAAATCATCTTTATTTCCCCTTAGTATTCCCTATCGTACTGACTAGCATTAATATTCTTTGCTTCAATGCGCCCATAATCTCCGCTCCGTTATTGCTAGCAACCAGTATTGAGAGGTATATGATCGCATCATCCCATCGCTCGTATCGACCTATATACAGTGCGATTAATCCTGCTGTAATTGCTATAGAAACCTCAGTTAGGAAGTCGGTGGCCCCCCCTGTGATTCGCCCATTTCGCCGTTCATGCAGATAAACACCGATTCCGCTAAATAGAGATAGCGCAATAGCTGTTACTATCTGAGGGATTTCTGACAGCACGTATACCCCCTGTTTTATTATTGATTAGCGGGATAGTAGCAAAAGTGTTGTTTGGTTTATGAGGCAAACTGGAGAATGTTTGTAGATAACAGTTAGAAAGCAATCGTCTTGCTTGTTTTTTTTCTGATTTGGTGAGTGCTGGAGAGATCCTTCCAACACTACCTTAATCTTGCTGTTACGCACCCTAAATCAAGATCAGGTTTTTAATTTGCTGTTCACTTTTGCTAACTTAGAAATACAATTTAATGTCAGGGATTAGTAAATGAAATTAGAATATGCATTTAGCCCATCAGGGAATACGTTCTATCCGCTATCAATAAGACAGTTATACATTGACAGTGGCACGTGGCCATCTGATGGAATCGAAGTGTCGGAAGATATATTCAAAACATTTGCATGCAATGTACCACCTAATGGGAAGGTTCTCGGAAGTGATTCATCTGGTTATCCATGTTGGATTGATGTGGTTGAAACGGCCCCTAGTAAGAATGAAATTTCCCGTGCAGCCCGTAGCCATCGAGATAATTTTTTGATATCAACAGATAAATTAATGGTTTCTGATTACTCTATAAATAATGAGTTGCTAACAGACGAAGAGACGATAGAACTTAAAAATATTAGACAAGAGTTTAGATTATGGACAGAAAAAGAAGGTTGGCCTTTAATTCCATTACCTGACATCCCTCTCTGGATTCTCATTGAAGCTGCCAATAACGGATATGTGTATCCTACATGGCCAAATAATTAATCTCCCCTCCCCTTTTTCTACTCTAGGAGAGGGGATTTTTTAATATCCAATCCCCCACACAATGACCGTTGATTTAGATGCTCTGTAACCTGATGCCACCTGAAATTGACTGTTATTTAAGATTCTGGCACTGGAATGGGGAAAACTACTTCCCGAATAATCCATCGAATAAGTTAACGCCTGAAGAATAGTTAGGCATGCTGTCGGGAATGCGATAGGCCATACTGCAATCACGGAGGCCATATTTCCTCCTGTGTTTTGAAGAATGGGAACTGCTCGCCATTGGATGATGAGCGATTGACCAGATAGAGGAAAAGAGACATATCCATTATCGTTTGTGAATAATGTTGGAGCATCTAGTTTTGCCGCTTCACCTAACCCAATGTTTTTCCTAAAGAGGTCTTTGTTTGGAATATCGTTACCATTTTCTGACTTGGATAATTTATCGGCTAATTCTTTGGTTATGTTTGTTATAAACTCTGGGTCATTACCTAGAGCCTTAGTTATCTTTTCTAATGTATTCATGTCAATAGGTGCAGAACCTATGATGCTTTCTAACCCTAATTTTACAGCATTAGAGTTAGCAGCAATATTTTCATTTGAACTATCAAATGATGAACTAAGGCTTATACCAATAGCTTTATTTATTCGCCCTGTTATATCCACCATAGAACCATTTAGTTCGGTCACACCGGCTGGAACTGTGACTTTGCATAGTTCTATTTGGTTATGCATTAATCCATTGTTATCAGCTATTTTAATTTGGGCAGCTTGAACGCTTGAACTTGAGTTAACTTGATAGGTTTCCTGTCCAAGAGCGTAATTAGCTTCAAGAACCACCAAGTTAGTAGTTCCAGCAGCTAGTGTTAAATCTATAGCACTTTGTTGGCGAATGCTTATCTGGTATGGACCAATGTCGACGGACGCTGAACCTTCAGTTTGTTCTGACTCAATTCTTAGAACCATCCCCCCGGGGAGGGTGGGGGTAAAACCGCTATATATGCCAGGCTGCAATATGCCTTTTAATTTTCGATTCAGCGCTCCAGAAGTGAATGGTTCTCTGTATTGCACGTCAGCAACTAATGGCAGCGTGTCAGTGCTTGGAAATGTATTCACTGAGGCTGCAACTATTTGGTTTTTATTTCCCATATTATTACGCGACCTTCGTTTCTATAGAGAGGATTGCTGCAAAGTTTTTGCCTTTGTATAGAGTGTCTTGTTGGCAGCATAAAACGGTCACAACATTATTTTCGGCATCCATGATAGTTAGCGTATTAAAGTTGTAAGGGACGCCTTCAGGTAGTGAACTATCTTGCAACTCAGCTCTGACAGTAATAACCCCATCGTTGTAATGAAGAATTAGGTCGCATTCAGCAAATTTTCCGATTAGATCTCCATTTTTGAAATTGGTTGGTATATCTGCTATATCCCAACCACCTGTAGGGTTGGAAGTCACTAATGAAGACGTTCCAAAAAATCCTTTTTTCAATTCAAACCTGACTCCAACCCCGATAGATGATGTTGCTCGGCGCTCGTAATAAGAGTCAAGGATCTGAGCTTTGTATAACTTACTGTTTTCTGTCGTGTTGGCTCTAAGTGTTGTCATTTCTAACCTCATAAATTAAGACTTATCTATATCGATAATGAAATCCAATGAATAGCAGTCAAAGCGAGGTACAAAATCCCCTTCCGGGAGTCGATGTACTAGTGACACTCCTATTTCACTGAATAACCCCATCGCTATAGATTCATTTTTCTCAGCAATTATTGGTGATTTAAAAATAAATTTTTCGTTAGTATATGAAAACTGAGGTTCAGACAATGACTCTTTTAAATGGATAATTTTCTCTTTAGTGAAGTCTATTTTTTCAATAATTATCGCTTCTCTTGGCTGGTCAGTAATGTCTCTTTGAATAGATGATTCTATTAATGAAATGGTTGGATGGTTTTTTTCGTATGTATCAATGATTTGGTATTGTTCCAGCCCCCTAAATTTTGCCCTGTCGTCGTAATCCTGAGTCCATGAATCTGCAGGCATATCATCAAACCGCATAAGAGGTCCATAATCGGTAGTTATCCCAGGGCTAACATCTAATGTATAAACAACATTTAGTTTTGACACTATGGCATTATCACTGAGGTCCATTACCATATGGCGGTCATTCATTTCTATTGCCTTGGAATGGACCGTATCAGGCCTATAGACGTCCGTTGCGAATGTTTGGTTTGTGGCTGCAAAACATGGTGATGTTGAGTAATCTAAAATCCAACTGTCGGCTGGTTGATCATCTAATCGTATTCCTGACATTAGATGAGTATCGGGTGCTGGAGATACCTGATGATAACTAGTTATCTCATGTCGGCCTTGAGTGAGCCTGTCGTGACGTTCGAGAACTGGGTCATTGATGGGTAAAAAAGTAATTATTTTATCTAAAGTAAAAACCTCATCCTTCTCTCTCGCTGAGAAAGTTAGGTATAGTGTTACCCCATTAAAAACAATATGCAATGGGAGTAGAGGCTTGATGATTTGATCAAATTTCTCTATTAGGCTATCAGTTAACGTTGCTTGATCTGTTGTACCGAATGCATCAATTAGGTCATTCAGGGATACGTTGATGACCCCTCTAGATGTAAGGAAGAATTCCCCATACTGAATTTTAGCCTCCTGCATCCCTGACTCATTCATAAAGATTGAGCCATATGGGTATTTATTTTGATCTATAGGGGCATAAAGAGGCTCCCAACTAACAGGTAAGTTTTTAAATTCTCTCCAAAATGTAGAAACAATAGGTCTATCTGTTCCCTTGAAATGAATTTCATCTAATCGTTGGGATAGAAGGATTTTTTTACTCTTACTGTCGCTTGTTCTAATAGTAAAAAAGCGCCCCAGTTCTTCTATTCGAACATCGATATCTTCATCCGATAATGTAAATATAGATTTTCTATTTGATATTCGCTCTAGTAGAGGCTCAACCCTATTGCGTATCATGGACTCAATAGAATCTGCTAGTTCTGTCCATAAAGGCGATGTTTTTTTTGCTGAAATTAGCCGTTCTTTGAACCAGTTTTTTTCCATTATTTACTCATCAATAGTGCAGGTTAAAAACAGAGTTCTCGACATCTAAATAGACAAAATCATTAAGTCCGTTTGATTTGCTCATATTATGTGCGACCAAATCGAAGTCAGGGATCAGTTTCATTTCATCAACAAATGCCCATAGTTCGTTTAGTTTGATTGTTTGATAGTTCCCCACTTTATCTTTATCAAATCGTTCTGAGTCGCGAGCAAACTGAATTTCTAATGCTTTTTTTATATTTACTATAACGTCGGATATTACAAGACTGGCTGACACGACTCCTGTTATCTCTATCGTGAATGGTTTTTCATTTGTTTTTACATATGTATATGTTTTATTAAGATCATTGGGTATTGAGTGCAAAACGCCCCTTATCTCTGACTCAAATTCCTCTTGAGTTTTTGTTGGTTTGTGACCACTGATAAATATATTATTAATATTAGCTAGGTCTTTTTTCCCCGTAGCCTCTTCCTGTTGCTTTTCCCCCCAAACTTTCAACCATGTAATGCCACCGATGTTTGATCTCAGGAAATATGTATAGTCCCCACCCCATACAACTTGATGGTCATACGCAACAGAATATTGCGCTCGATTTCGTGTTTCCTCAGTGGTTTCGGCGGATGCGCCACCAGTTATTGGTCCATTAGTAATGATGGATAAACTATTTGCTAGATAATCAAATTCATCTATAGGGATGAGATTTTGTCCATCAACGAGGGTAATATCTCCACTGGTACACCAAACATCTATTGTTATTATGCTATCAACGGGGGGAATCATTCCTATGGAACCATCTCCAAATCTAATACCTATCTGTTCTGTAGGTTTATAAAATTGGACGTAGGCTTTAGTGGTGTTTTTGGCTAATCGAAATTGAGGGGTTTCTTTCCATTGAGTTTTTATCCCATCAATCGTGACGTAAACATCGAGTTGATGACATAGGGCTGATATGTCGATAGGAATAATTACGGATAAAAACTCTTCTTCTTTTGTGACTGTTTTTGTAATGGTTATTTTTTCTAATTGTGAGATTACGACGATTTTTGATTCATTAATAGGCACCTCTATAGCATCCATGATCATATATGGATGCTGATCATCAGATAGCAACTTTGTATAGATTGGGAGCTGTAACTCGCGCTCAGAAAGATTTTTTAGTATAGCGATACCTGTCGATGGCGATATGCGCCGACCTACATATCCGCGATCTTCCGCTGCAGCCAGAATTGATGATCTTTTGCTGGCAGTGCTGATGAAACCCTCTTGCAACGACCGCGATGCATATTGCATGCATCTATATACCATTTGTGCAATAAACACGATAAACATTCGTATAAACTGCGAACCAACGAACCGTGACCACCACGGATTATTTTTTATGAGATCTTCAAATTCTGATTGAATCTGACTCTGGTTCATTTTCGATGTTCTCTCATTTTTTGTTGGTTAATGATTAAAATTAAACATTTGGTTAGTTTTTAATGACGTTAGCATATATGTCGTATTAATATGAATAGGAAAATAAACATTGACCAAAAATGCATTCATGTCTATCGTCTGGGCGCTACAACTAAATTTGTAGCCTGGCGTGACAACCGGGAAACCTATCGAGGCATACGAGGATTAACTTAATCGCATGCCAAATACTGCGCTCATCTCAATGGTGGCTCAGGTGGGGCAACCGTAAGGTTGGCCGGTGTCCGATAAGGCCGGTTTGTCACCCCCGTCTGGGCTACCACCAGCAGTGTGACAACTCTGTGGTGGCTGAATGCAACTTATCGGAGATAAATATCACATGCCTACCAACACCTCTACTTCCTCTATTCATCGGTCAAGACTTGCCTATGCGTTAGATATTGCAATGAAGAAAGTCGGCGTTAGTTACGATGACCCTAGTTGTATACCAACCATGAGCCAACATATATCAATTTTATCCGGTGTTAGCCAAAATGAGCTAGAAGAAGATATTCGCTCTTTACTGGATGAAGTAGGGGTTGACTATGCATTACCTAGCATTGATATGTGTTATGAGTCTGATATTGATAAAGAGGCCGATGCGGAACTTATTAATGAAGCTATTTCTCGACTAGATTCTGTTTTAGATGAAATAGCCGATATGCAAAATATTGATGATATCAGACAGGTAGCGATTGATGCTAAAGTCATTATTAGAGAATTATATGACTATAATAATGACGACTCAGAGTAATTGTTGGGTATAAGTACAATGGCCACTAATTGAGTGGCCATTTTTGGATTTAACGACGCATCCCCTCAATGCCTTGCCCTGAATGGTTGCTATTTCTAACCGAAAAACCCTTCCTTATTGTTTCAATATCGCTATTTTTTATGACCTTTAACTTCACTAGAAGATTAGTTCCGTCTTCACTTTTAAGCGCGGCGATTGTCGGCATAAAAAATGCGTCAATACGTAATGCATTATAGTTAACCATGAAGTTAGCATCTGTTGCCGCCTTCACTATGGTGTCTCGATAACTGTATCCCGCCCTTGAAAATGCGTTTGCGTAGGCGTTTGAACCATACGCCATACAACCATTACTCGATAGTTCTCCTGCACCTAGGCATTGTTGCATTTTTTCTGAGACGGATTGGTCAACCAACTGTCCAACTTGATTCGCTATAGTTCTATCGGCGGGCATTACATTAGCTGCCGATGACAAACAGGAAAAGAACAGCGTTATAAAAACAAAAATTATTTTTTTCATACAGATCCTTATATTATAATTCACTCATTCACTCATTTACTCATTTACTCATTTACTCATTTACTCATTTACTCATTTAATTGATTCTTTTATTAAACTCTTCGATATAATCCCTTCTGGAACCAAAAAGTCCACTTTATAGATGTCTACGCTTAGCTCTTGGCATCTAATGCCAATTAGTTTTAGTTCAGGGATATCAATTCGAAGTTTGGTGATTACTGAGTTCTCTATAGCCACTTCAGTAAAGACGTTAGTTGGTTCGTGTTTAAATCGAGCCAAGTTATTTCCCCAGCCAGGTAAGCCATAGATTGAGCCTTCCGGCGTTTCTAGCCACTCATCTAAGCGCGATGATAGAGATAGTGCGTTACCACTATGAGTATTAACACCGTCCGATCCAACACGCATTAAGCTGTCAATTTCATTCATCATTATTCTCAATTATCGTTTGCTAGGCTATTCATTGTTTCATCATTGAACGATAGTGGTATTGTTGACCTAGGTTCTGGCTGTGGCGATTGAGTTGTTTGATTTGGAGCATCAGCCGAACGATCTTTGTCTTTGTATGTTTTATCAAGGATTTTGAATATAGCATCCAGCCCATCAACGATGGCTTTTGTGTCCGTTGATTTGGAAAGTAACTCTACAATAGGTCTGATCTGACTGCCTGCTAGGTCACTAACCGATGGAGCAGTACTGCGTAACTGGCTAATCCCTCCGGTGGCAACAGATTTTTCCTGAGTTGCCGCTGTGGGTTTAGGCGACTTCTCTGTAGTGTTATTCTCTGTTGTACTTGTACTGCTTTTATTTTCCCCTTTGCTTTCTTCCGCCTTGGTCTTTTGTTGTGTTTTTATCCCCGTATTTCCAGATTTAATCCGTTCTAGTAGGTTTGGTCCTTGAGATGTGGCTCGACGCATACCTTCTGCGCTAGCTAGTCGATCCGCTCCAACAGCAGACATGAGCGTTTTAATTGTCTCATTCCCCTCCCCTGGAAGCTTAGCTGCTCTGTAAGACGTCCCCCCATTGCTATTTTCATGCGCTGTTACTTGTTGTGCTTCTTGGGTTTTCTCTTCCTGTTTTTCTTTGTTCTCTTTGTCTTTTTCTGCAGATTGAGGCTGTTCATTCGGTTTTTCTGTTGATTGTGCAGCTTCGGTTTTTACTTGAGTTTGAGAGGGTTTGTCGGGACTTTTCTTCTCAGAGTTAGGGCGACGCATCCCTTCGATGTTGGATAAATGTTCTTGTGTAATATTGACGGCGGTACCGAGTACTCCAGAAATTCCTTGTGTTGCTTTTTGGGCGATGTCTTGTTTTTTGCTTTTAGTTTCGGTTTGCTTTGGTAAATTGGCTGCGGTTGCTGCGGTTGCTGCGGTTGCTGCGGTTGCTGCGGTTGCTGCGGTTGCTGCCTTGATGTCGTCTGGTTTTTGTTCTTCTTTTTTCTTCTCGTTTTTCCCTTTTGATTTTTCTTTTGGCGTTTCTTTTGCTTTTTTATCGTTAGTAGAATTTGCTGTTGATGCTGTTGATGCTGTTGATGCTGTTGATGCTGTTGATGCTGTTGATGCTGTTGATGCTGTTGATGCTGTGGCTATCGGGGCTACAGGTGTTGTTTGTGCGGGAACCTTATTTGTGGATTGAATCGACTTTTGCCCGCCTTGCACCATCTCTGGCATGCTGTATTGATCGCCTGCGGATATGGCGGATAATCCTTTTGCTGCGCGCTTCTGATTTATGATCGATAGTGTTTTTTCACTAAACTGTCCGCGCCATTTTTTGCTGGAAAAATCGTATTGACCAATGGATCCCTCAATAAACTGATCGGTAACCTGTGGGTTGCCCCCTTCGATTGTTGCAATGGCACGCATCATCCGTGTCATTACCCTAGGGTCTGACATATCTATTCTGTCTGTCGTAGATACGCCAAGTTGCTTGGCTAGATTAGCTTTATATGCTGCAGTATTGTTTTCCGATGGTGGGGCGTAAATATCAATAATGCTATCAATTGACTCAAGTTTTTTGTAGCCAGCTGCCTTTGATTTCCCTGTTGCATACAGCATCAGCTGATTGCCTAGAGCGCGAAAGCCTTCTTCAGGTGTTTCAAATTTAGCGAACCGACGCTTACCCTCTGAGTTGGCATTTTCTAATGACGCACCTGCTTGGCCTATATAGTTTAGGTTGCCAAAATTGTTATTCCTAAAGCTTCTAGTTTTCGCATTTTTCCCGCCAATGTTTAAATTGGGGTCAATGTCGTCTGTTGTAGGGGCATTTGATGCAGAAAGTGCGACTTGAGCAACAGCCCCATTCACTGCGGAAATGGCGCTACTTATATCGATACTGTTAATAGCATCCACGGTGGTTTTAGCACCAAGATTTATCGCCGCTATGGTATCAATTGCATTTTTTTCATCTCTGCGTTCGGAGGCTTTAAATTGTTTGCCTGCCTCTTTTTCATTGAGTGAAAGAAATTTCGCTATTCCACTAATTGCACTACCAACTCCGGCAACGGTACTGTCTATCTTCTTCGATATACCAAGAGCGCTATCTATTGAGTTAATAGCGCTATTTGTTTTTTGAGATATGCCAAAAACGCGATCAAATGCAGTTGCAATGTTACCTAAAACAGTAACTTGACTATCAATGCTCCGTGCTATATCGCTCGTTTCAAATGTAAGAACTGCCGCTGTTTTCTCAAGACCTAACGCCGCCGCACCAGAGGCGAGCAAACCTGAAATACCAGAGACTAATCCCCCCATATCGAGAATATTTGCGGCGGTATACTCGGCTTTATGCCGGCCTTTTATCTCTTCATCATCAGATAAATTAAATGCATCGCGTTGAGCCTCCTTATCTGTGAGTCCATCATAGGTATCTATACCGACTCCTATGACTTGACCGATGATAGGGATAGCTCTTAACCCCACTTTTGCGACAGCTTTTGTGGCTATTTTCGCTGTGACTTTTTTGTTTACAGCGCCACCAGCATTTTGAGCAAGAGAGGCCCCTGTCGCGGATCCTGCACTAACTCCTGCGGCTGCACCACTAGATGTCATTTGATGAACCGCGTTAGCTGCGGATACACCAACACTGCCAGCAACTAGCCCATTACTAATACTGTTATTGCTACTACTATTCTTATCATCCTCATTTTCGATTGGGCCATCTTCGTGGTCGTCGTCTTCATCGTAATCGTCGTCGTCATCATAGTCGTCTTCATCATTATTTGAGGACGCATAAGCTGTACCTACGCCTAAAATCCCAGCAGTGCCAAGAATAGCCCCCCACTTTCCACGTCTAGCTCTTGGTCGCCTTCTTGAATTGTTGGATCTCCTGTTTCTCTTCTTTTTCCTTTTGCCTCTGCGTCTGCTTCCTGGATCATCTGCTCCACCTGTTGATGGTCCCCGCCTATTGCGCCGTCCTCTTCCACCGCCCAAGCCGCCACCAGCTGAACGGAATAGATCTCTTATACGCGCAGCCAGCTTTTTAAGCCCAAGACCTGATAAAATAGCGGCTAAAAGTCTTGCTCCAATTTTTTTGCCCAACTTAGCTAGCAATCCTGCACCAAGTAAGCCTAATAAGCCGCTACCACCGCCTCCATTCTTACCTTTTTCATCAATCAATTTATCTAGCCGATCAATGATTTGCTGGTGGCCTTCCTTGATGGTTTTTGTTTGTTCTAGTGTTTTTTTAATGCCCGTTTTTTGAATATTTCGGTTAACAACATCTAATGAACCACCTGATTTTTGCTTGCGGTTTCCTCTAAACAACCCGCCTTTCTTGTTGTCCTGATTTTTATTGGCGGCTTCTATCGTGTCTGTTGTGCTTACCGCTTGGTTGTTAACTCTCCCTATAACAGGGGGCTTTGGTGTTATTTTTTTTACGGATGTAATGCCAGTGTTTGATGCTGTTTTTTTGTTTTTGGATCGAGTCCAAATAACCCCCTTGCTTTTGATAGGAGGTTGTTAGATTTATTCTTTTTCTTGTCCCCTTGTTCACCCCTAATTCCGGCATATGTTTGCTGTGCCGAGTCTGCGACTGTTTTTGTTAAGTCTGTAATTTCTTTAGCTGCTTTCCAGAATGAGCCACCAGCCGCAACACCAGCGACATCTGTGGCATTAGTTTCCCCACCTTTGCCGCTAGCGTTACTAATGAGATCGCCAATTTTGTCAAATAACCCAAATCGTTTTTGGTCTTCCTGTTTTCTGTCGGCTTTGGCTCTGTTTTCTGCCGATTTATCCGCTGATGAAAATTGCCCTTTTTCATTGCGAGCACGAACGGGATTAGAATTTTCATCTTTTCTATCAAGAGAATTTCCGTTTGCATCACGATCTATGCGATAGCGCTTGCGCTTTTTGTGCTCATTGTCTTCATTTTGGCTATCTTTTTCGTTCGTTCTGTCAGATGTTTTTTGTTGAGGTTTTGGTTCTACACTTTTGTTTTTAGCGTTAGTTGAAGGGGGGCGTTCGTTATGCTGTTTATTATCTTTCGAGGAAACAATGCGAGATCGTGGTTTTCTATCAATAACAAGGTCTGCGTCACTGTCCCCATCGGCATTCTTGTTTGTGGGAGCGTTGGGTTGTGATTGTGCGCTGCCCCCATTAATATTTTTGTCTGAAAGAGCGCTAATGCCAGCAGTGATCTTGGCTAGTGCTGCGAGTTCTTCCTGACTCGCTGCTTCGATTGTATCAATAATCTTGATGGCATCGAGAGAAGTGATCGCGCTGCTTTTCAGCCTGTCAGTTAGAGGCGTTTCTACAGCCTTGCTCGTTATTTCTTGTGTGTTTTTTTCAGACACCACAATCACCTATCATTGAGGTTTATATTTTAATTGGACGGCTTCATTTAGTTTCATTGCTCGCCACTCTTCCAGTTTATCGATCGCATCAATCGGCTGTCCGCCGTATAGAGTTAGGTTGTTCACGATAATTTGCCAACTGGCTAGATCATAAATCGGGAAAGAATTCGTGATTCCGAAAGGGGATCAACAGTCGAGTTGATGGTCGGTCTGCTTCCTCCTTATCTGCCTTGGTGCAGTAGTGTGGCGGGGAAACCAATCTTGGTACGCCTTGATCGAACTCTATTTCTAGTCCGTGAACTAATAAATCCCTAGCCGTCTTGATTCGAGCAATTAGTTGCTTAAATTCGGTGTCTATAGACATGCTTTTAATGAGGTCATAGCGACGGTTTGCTTTCGCTTGAAAATCGGGGTCAATATCGTGAAAGAGTTCTGTTTGGTAGATGTACTCCCATAGACGTACATTTGCAGCAGCGTCTTTATATTCCTTTGAGTTGCGATCTTCTGGAAGAAGAGCCCGCATTATCTCTAAGTTTTCCATAGCAATGCCATTTAATGGGACAAATCGCCATTCATATATTTCGCCATTAACGGGTATTTCAACGCCTTCAATATAGGGCTCTCTATCCAATAGCGTTGCGTATTGGTCAAGTTCCCTTAAATCTAGATCGTAGTAATGCTCTTCTCCGCAAAATGCACACTTGTAACTGTATGTCACAACACAATCAATTCGAGACGATGAAAATATCCACCAGAGTGCAGTTCTGCGGTCTTGGGCTGTCCATAGTTGACTATCGTTGATCTCACCTTCCTGCATTTGGTTTAGATAACTTGTTGTTGTTCTTTCTTCATATGTATCGCTGATGTCACAAAACGCCATTGCATCTGCCACGGTAGGCATTCTGAACTGTATTTCTATCTCAGGTCGCGATGGCAATGGAAATTTAGGAATATGCATGTTTAGTAATCTCCATTAATGCCGCTGGTACCAGTTACACCGCTATTATTTTTTGTCCCAGCATCAGGGATGCTGGATATTGACGGAATAACTGAACTACCAAACGAGGAATAGCTACGAAAAGATAGCGGGTAGGTGAAAAATTCACCGACATTATCTCTGGACCGCGTCGTTTCTCCGCGTTCTAACGGGATGACTTTGCACTCTCTATCGAGTTCTTTCTGTCCATCAGAATTAAGCCGGTAAATCCTGATATTCAGGAGATAACTTGGTGGTAGATTGATTGTGCCATCAGCATTGATAACTTTATTTTTTCGTGCATCGAACCACTTGGCCACTGTGCCTGTTTCATTATCACGAACAACCATAGTTACGCTTTCTGTTGTTCTATGTGTGGGTTTATTTATTTCTCCACCGCCAATGATGCGAACTTCACTTTCAATACTGTTCCCGCCGTAAGTGATATCTTTGATGTAAAACTCGAAGTCTTGCATTCCATCCACTTCAACTGTCCATTGCCAGCCCTGTGCAAATCTAATGCGCATGAGCCGTTCAAGGATATTTTTAGAACGCGATAACTCAGCTGTTTGCCCTACCCCACCAGCATAAGGATCTGTTGTTATTCCCTGATTGCGATCAAGAACGCCGCTAATAAAAGAAGGGAGATTTACGCTAGAGAGGTTGAGTCCGCTAGTGATCCCACTTTTAAAACCATCAAAAAAACCCATTATTCCTTTCTCTGCGGCTTTAGTTGAGATGAGTAAATGGTGAGCATGGGGAGAATGGATCTCCGCTCAGCCATTTGTATTTCTAAATCGGATTTTCGTTCGTTTAACGAGAGTTCTTCAGGAAGACTTGATGTATCCATTTTCCCTGCAATTGTGACGCGGCGAATACGGGCCGTATTTGGTATTGAGATGAGTATTTCCAAATAATCTTTTAGCATCCCAATAATAGGCTCAGGGATGGAGCCGTTTTCTAGGTCTATGTTCCTGAGATTAATGAGATATGACATTGTTAGAGGCCAAACTTCATTACCCATAAGGTCTAGATCTACTGCGGTTTCATCTGTGTAGGTATAGACAAGATCGCCTGTTTTATCCGTAACACTAATTAAGCTTAAATAGTTACTAGGAAAGAGAATGCGGCTACATTTGTCTCCGCAATCCTCTTTATTGATGCGAATATTAGCCACTAATCCAGCTCTGTCCTGATATGCTGTAAGCGCCGTCACCAGTAATTCATCAAGTGCTAATGGGTCATCATGCAATAGCACCGCAAATCGCTTTAAAACGTCATTTAGAAGCTGTCGTGGCGTCATATTAGTAATCAATCCAGTTGTAGGTAATTCTCAGGGAAGGACGAACAAATGAAGTGACGTCTTCTGATGCGAAATCGATTTGCTCGCAGGCAATAAGGCAATGCAGAAAGTTCGTTTTTAGGGATGCTGGAGAATTTCCGTTTGATGACTCAGGCGTTGATTGTAAGGTAATCGTCACATATTCTTTATTGACGACCGCCTTCTTGATCATTTTTGCGACTTCGCCAGTGATGGTTTCGACGCATTGAATAGTGATTTCACCGGAATTCTTTAATGTACCGTGCTGTACAAATTTCAACCCCCCTGGGCCGAAGTCTTCAAGCGCTTCACGTGCCATCTCGGGATGCTGAGTAGTACGAACTAATGCAGAAATATTGGGATATTCCTGAATGGTTAACCAGAACTCTGCCCCGCTTAACTTTTCGCCTTGTGAGCGGTTTTGTTCAAAACGTTGCTTTAAGAAACCGAGGTTCCCTTTTGCGTTAAAATGGCCATTATTGCCCATGATTAAAACTCCTAATTAGCTAAATAAAGTTGGGATTTCAGACCGGTTTTGTACAGCCATCCCCGATACTTGTAGGGTTACATTGTTATGTGTATACATTCCATTAGATGTACGTGGTGCATCAGTTTCATAACTAACGTTTTGAATAACTACGTCAGTTATTTTGTGACGCCTCCCGATATCAAGCACCAAAGCTTGTGGTCTACGACCGCCGGGCGTGAAATCGTCCAATTCAGGTGAAACCATTGCTAGCAATGTCATGATTGCACCGTTGACCTCTATTTCTGCATTCTGTGTTGCCATGAAATAGATTGGTAGATTGAACGTTGGAGGTGTCGCGCCCTGCCAAACTAGTAGTGAGTTAAATCGACTTATTGAGGTCATATTCGTTGCCGATTGAGCGATATTACTCACCGTCTCCACCCCAGCAACAGAGCCTAGAGAGTCATTCTCAAATGGGCTCGTCCATGTAGAACTTATCTCAGCACCGGCCCCGTCCCCGATATAACCGACGACCATATCCTCCCCTGATGTGATGTAAACCTTGAGGTATTGGCTAACGCCATCTGGGAAAATTGCACCAAAATGCATAAATCACCTGTTATTAAAGACCACCAGCATCGCTGGTGGTCCTACCGAGTTATTGGACCTACCGAATTATGTGCGTTTAGTCGGGATCCGCTTTTTACGGATTTTCATGGACTTTCGTCGGGCTATTTTTGCTGATGCGGTATTCGCTTTTTTCCGGGCCTTTCTTAAACTGGCCTTTTGTGCGGCATTTAATCGACGTGGGCGAGGTCGTTTTTTAATCAACTTAACCTTCCCTGCTCTTACGACACGCTTAACCGCTTCCATCATTAAACTGTCGCTACTATCACCAAAACTAAATGCGGTAATGAGTTCGTCTTCTTCATCAGGATCAATCTCTGACAGTTGATCCATCACATCGCTGGCCGCATCGTCATCTTCATCATTAATCATTGCTGCGACATTGGACTCATCAGCACCGAACGAAACGGCAGCATCCGCCATGATAGCTAGGGCTGTGTTATAAGCATCGTTTTGCTCATCAGTCGGTTCATCTTCGGAATCCACATCGATATCGGCGAGATCTAATGCATATGAATCGAATGCATCAAATGTAGCGTCACCATCATCAATCCATCCAAGGACAGCACTAGCCGCTTGGCCTCTGATATCTTCCTGAGCCTTAGCTGTCGCTTTTTCTAGGATGAGTGAATGAGCGCGTTCAAGCACCATTGATTCGGTCATCTCGTCATCACCTTTCTTTTTCTCTTTGTCTTCAGGATCAGGATCGGGTTCAGATTTCGGCTGCTTTTTACCTTTCTCATCATCCTTTTCTGGATTTTTGGATTTATCGTCCTTTTCCTTTTCCTTTTCCTTTCCTTTTCCTTTTCCTTTTCCTTTTCCTTTTCCTTGTCATCTGGGGTGTTTTTTTACTTTCTAAAATCATGGACATGCCTTCCAATGGATTGGTAAGGTGATGTCCGCTTTCAAAGAATTTAGTCATTTCATCTCCGAATTAACGAATTAGTGCTGGCATCCCAACGATGCGACGAGCAGAACCTGTAACGCAGCAAGACCAAGAAACGGTCCATAAATCTTTATCCGACTGCTCTACCGTGATGATGTACGGTGATTCGCCATCTACATCAGGATCGCGTGGTTTAACTAAAGCGCCGGAGCCGATATATCGGTCAAGAAGGCGCGGCAATTCACGCTCTAATGCCCCTATGGTGATTCCGTCAGGTTGATGTTTAAGCGCCCTGCCTAGGATGTAAAAATCGCGTGAAATAGCGTTCATCGTGGAGGGGATGTGCTGGAATCGGAGATAGTTATCTCGTCGATAGGTTGTCAACGCATCATCAATCATCAATACGCCATCGCCGGCGTTTTCAATTTTGTTAATGCGCTTGGCGTACATCATTTCGTAATCCGGTTCGCCAACACCTGGCAATGGAGCCAACCCAATGCGGCTAATCACCCCTCTTTCTTGTCCTGCTGGTGAGTAGTGCCACCCTCCTACATCAGGGACTTTAGCCACGCCCTTTGCTTTAGCAACGAAAGCAGCCCCAGATAGCCCGTACACTACCGTTGATTGGCTGTAACTATCACGTGAACTAAATGGGAAGTGGTAGACGCAAGAATTAGGATTTTCGTGTAATGGCAACTCATCTGCGACAGTCAGCGCTTCGGCATAATTTAGCGTCGGGGCTATATCAAAAAATGCATCAATACGGCGATCCAACGCAATGTCAGCTAACTCAGCAATGATTGATGGTTCATAGCAACCCAGCCCAAGAACAGCTGTTATATCAACGAAGGCGTTACGAAGGACCGTGGTCGCTTTTCGATACTGTTCAATGGATATGTTATTTAAATCACCATTGGTACCGCCGACAAAAGCTTGCTTAGAGAGGGAGGTGAACCCAGAGGTTAACGCCAGATCTGAATTACAAACAGCACGTAAATATTGGGAGCGGTTTTCTAATGCCGTCACAATGTATGCTGGGCGCCCCATGTCATCTACAGACTCAAGATCAAATGAAATGGTAATGTTGTCTAACAGGGTTGAAACCCCCATTTTGCTGATCTCAGCAAGCTTTAGAATGAAGCGCCCTTCTTCTGCTTCATCTTTTTCAATGCTTAGCACACGGTTAGCAGACGGATCCCCGTCAACAACATAAATTGAACAAAATTGCCCATCAGACAAAGTGACATCGCCTTCAAATGGCTGACTTGAATTTGATACCACGACATTACTTACAGGTGCTTCAGCTGCTAGAGGTTCTACATCCCCTGCCCCGCTTTTTACCGACTTAGATTTAAGTGCAGTAGGCTTAGACAAGGTGATTAATGGGAACCTTGCATCTTCTGGTACCACCCGGACAACGTAGCCAAAACCGCCCTTCACCGCGTCAGCAACATGGCGAATGGGTTCAAACGATTTCCCTTTTGATGGGTGGATCGGTGCGCCTAGTAATTTAATAAAGTTTGATTTTGTTACTTTCAATGCAGTGAATGGACGGCCTCTTTCAGAGACGACAACACCACTAAATACTGAGGCACTTCCACCATCCCCGATAGTCAGTGTTTTTTCTGCGTCAATCGCTCCAATCGCAACCCCAGCTACCTGCGAGATAGTAAATGGAATGCTACTTGTAGACATTATTTAAGCCCTATCTAAGCGCCCTAATTAGGGCGCTTTTGGTTAATGAAATTACTTCTGTGGCTTGGTGGCTTTGGCAGTAGGAACTGCAGTGTTAGCGTCGCCTTGTCCGCCAGAATTGTTGTTTTCTGATGAGTTATCGTTGGACGATTTAGTGCTGGAAGTGTCTGTTTCTGAATCTTTCACCAGATCGACTTTCTGTTCATCAGTAGCATCACTGGTCAAGTTCGCCGATATTGCAAAAGAAGCTGGTGAAGCATCACCAGTAATTTTTTTACCAGTGCGGTAATCGATAGAACCGACCTTCGCAGATGTCAGCGTTAACAAGCAGAAGTAATCCGCACCATTTCGTGGATGCAGATCGTTGATTGCGGAACCCCATAGCGTAGTTCTGTTAACCAAGGCAGGGTTAGTAGGATGGACAAACGGAATGGCTGGAACAGCGTCACCTGTAACAAATCCCGCTTGTGCTATACCGTCACCGCGTGCATAGCACAGCATTGACTCTGAATCGAATTTGACACCCATTTGGTTGAATGAATCACAGACGGCCTGTGGTATTTCGAAAATTTTGTAAACACCAAATAACGTACCTGCAAACTGTACATGCGGGGTTTGGCGATAATTGTCGGCTGGGGTAAACATAGATGCAGGTAGTTGCTTGATGAAGTTTGCAGCATCTGCACCCGCAAAGGCACCAACCATTCCAGAGGCAAGATTGCGGTTAACTATGTTGTTAGAAACGCGGTGTAATTTACCTTTAAATAGATATGCCCATTGTTCAAATGATTGCGTTTCTGGCAACGAAATATCGAACGTATCAGTCCATTTATTACGCCACAACATAGTGCGTAAACGGGTCATATCTATCTCATGAGCGAGGAAGTCACGTAGTGCTCGATACTGCATGCTACCAAGATCGACACCAAACTCACGTAATCCGTCATGTAACGCCTGAACGGTGTGCTCAGCTGCCAGAACGTAGGCTGATGGCGACAGTACGTATTTGCGCATTGCGTGGTTGATCGTTGGGATTAATTCAGCGGAACTTTCGATGTTGATTTCAACTTCTACGGCTAACTCAACACCAACTGGAAGCGCAACTGCGGACGTTAATGAAATGGTCCCTTTTTTATAATCAATTTTCCCAGTAATTGTGATTTCTTTACCGTCGGTGCCAGTAAACGACGTCATGATATTGCCGTCGCCATCATCGTTCTTCGATTTGACACGATCGACAAATATATTCACGCGATTAGTGCGTATAGGCATATCTTTGCGTTCGTGCTCGTTAATCTTGAAGTTGAAAGTGGTTTTTGAACCGTCAGGCTGTTGGTCTTCTTTTAGGATGTATGGACGGCGTAACTGCGAATACGCGCCAGCTGATTGCATATTCAGGCGGTCACCAATCTGGTAATCACCAAAATCGCTTGCAGCGACGTTATAGATTTCATAAACCAATGCTTCGTCACGGTCGCATGGAATAAATGTACATGCGTCGCTGGTGGCTGCGCCGAGAGCTGCTGGTAGAATCATCGCCATAAATTGAGCCTGGCGAAGAATGCCTTCACTGGTCCCCATGTCTTTAGAGACGCTTTCTAGCATTTTCTGCGTGGTAGTTTTGGAACCAGGCACCGATTCGGTCATTGACCGGATCACGTTTTCCAAAGACTTATGAGATGCCGCTAATATCTCTGGGCGTGGCATGGAATTGTATTTGTTGGCGTACTCGGCGAGTGCAGAAGCCCACCCTGAAGCGATCATGCCAACGGCATCAGGGTTAACTCCTTCAAAAATGGGGTCCATACATGCTGCTGATACAATCTTAGAATGACGTGTAGCAGGGTCTTGGATGAATAGTTTGTTATCATCAAACTGTGGGGTTCTAGCAAATCCCAGCACACTACCGGCACGGATAGCTATGTCAGCCATGCGCTCATTAAATGGCTTGATATCGGTTTCGTTCACTTTGCGTCCTTAAAATCAAGGATCGCGCCATCAGATTTACATTTTCACGCCAGTAGAATAGCGAAAGTGGTGTTGTCTAACGCAACAGTTTTGATTTGAAATCTTTTAAGTTTACTAAAGGGTTATATGATCATAACAAATGATGTATTTATCATTCACTCAAAAGCTCAAAAGCTCAAAAGCTCAAAAGCTCAAAAGCTCAAAAGCTCAAAAGCGGGAAGGGTTATAAAGATAAAACCCTCATACAGTCATATGAGGGTTTTATTGATTGATGAAATGATTATTTCATCAAATGATGATTATTTATTTTGATTAACCCAATTTTTAATCAGATCAGTAATGACCTCTTTCATATTCACGCCCTTCTTGGCACAAGCGACCTTAAAGTCTGCGTGGATAGAGTCCTCAACTTCAACTTGAATTCTACGAGGTTTTTTATTTGGGTCGACAGCAATAATACGATTTAGATCTCGATGTTCATGATCACCAAATGGCATTACTGATTTATTTTTAGACTGTGGGACTAGCGCCATAATCTTCTTTCCTCATAATCTCAAATGATGATTTAATTTTATGATAAAATCATCATTACATCAAAGAATCAATAATTTCTTTTGTCAAAACCTCAACCTCACCTTTTGCAGCGCCGTCCTTTGTATCAAATACGGTGTTGCCGTCAACGCAGGTTTTAACATAGGTCTGCCTATTGGTCAGGGCCGTTTTAAATCGACCTAAACCTGTTTCATCAATGCTGTCCTTCAACAAGGTTAACATCGCTGCATTATCAATTTTTCTTGTGATGAGATATTTAGCTTCAACTTTACGGCTGTAGGCTTGGGCCTCAAGTACCGCTGCAACACTACTGGATGCCGAGAAATCTAATGGTGATGGGCTAACAGGAATAATGACGAGGTCGCTCACCATAATTGCGGCCGATGTGATAACTGATAATGAACCTGCGCCATCAATAACCGTGAGGTCATACCCAGACAAATCTTTTCTTACCTGATAAACGTCTTTCTCTGATGATGCTGTGTAAACATCGAAGTTAGCCTTATCGTTTTTATTCCAGTTCGTCAGGCTCATCTGTGGATCGGTATCAACAACAGCAACTTTATAACCGCTATTCACTAGGCAGGTTGCAACATTGATCACCGATGTTGTTTTGCCTGTCCCACCCTTCGGGTTAATAAACGAGATCACCTTCATACATTCCATCCCTTAAGCACGTGATAATGATAAAAGAAGATTAACATGTATTGATGTTAATACAAATTAATCATTTGACAAAACGATGCTAACATCAATAAATCATAAAACAAATACATCATTTTATTTTTTTATCTTTTGATTATTTAATCAAATGACAAAACAATATATATCAATAATATAAGTTCATTTGTCGGGTCTAAAATCATATTAAGCCTAAGAAAAGTGGTGGGGTAGGGGGTTGCAATGTGTTCCGATATGGTACATATTGATTTCATCTTAGTATGACATTGCAAAGGGGAACTATATGACGCCGCAAGAAATGGAAGAATATAGAACACGAATGGGGTTTAAAACCCACACTGATTTTTCTAGTGCGTTACATGTAACTCGGTCTACGTATAACAATTGGAGAGATGGCACTGCGATGCCTTCTGCTATTGCAGATACAGCTATTCGAATCCTTGTCTTTATTCATTCGCAGGGTCTGCTCGATGAGTGGGTGGAATACGCTAAAAACAACATTGTTAGCGGAGATGGTATTACGCTGGAAATGATCCATGCCATTGTTGATCACTATACCTATAGCGACATCCAGTATCGAATGGCTGCCATTGATGATGTTAACAATCATGTTTATGAAACAACTAACCTATTAGACCTGCATGCTATTGCAGAAAAATACTCTAAGTTAGGAGAAGGAGAGGGGGATTATCGTGATGAATATATTGACTGATGCATGGATACCCGTAGTCGTTGGCGGAAAGCGGTCGCATTGTTCTGTCTCTGAGGTTCAATCTCTCTCCGAGTTATCGATTAGTACAGGGAGAAGCGATTTTGATTTTGCTATTAAGTTGTTACTGATAGGGCTAAAAAACACTGACTACGTTGAATCATTAGGCGATAACCCAACTCGATTCCTGCAAAGAGTCTCAGCAAAAGAAGGAAAATTATTCCCTATTGGAACCCTATTGCTGGAATCACCTGGCGCGAACGCTATAAAGCACAATACTGACTTCTTTGTTAAGCGCGGTGGCTGTGCTGCTATGTGTACTGAATGCGCCCATATCGCACTGTATACGCAATCCCAATTTGCTGGTGCTGCTGGGCAGGGATATTATCCCGCACGTTTATTCCATAACGCTATTTATCTGATAATAAAAGATACGGTAGAAAAAACGGTTAATGCCAATCTGACTAAAGAAAAGCAAGCTATCAATGCCTATTTCTCAGAAGCCTGCCAATACTGGCTTGATGATGCAAACAGCGATATTCCATGTGGGATCTGTGGTAGTGAAAAACCGACCATCACCCATTTTTATAAAAAAGGTCTGGCTGAGCGGCCTGATCCAGTGGAAAACCCTCATTTAGCACAAACAATATCAGGCAGAAAATATGCAATTACCCCGACTCAAACTCTAATCGACATCATGGATGGAGCCGCATTTGATAGCGCCGTTGCTATACCGCCAGTTTCCATTACTGAGAATGCCAAAATAGGCGATGACATTCTATGTTTCAGTACGTTTTATGATAAAGCCAGCTTGAAATTGGTTGTGCACGAACGGTTTAAGTTACGGGAGGCTTTCCCCCGTAAAATGCTGATGCAGTTAAGCAAGGCTACATGGCAATTGAAAGGCAGAAGCAATAAACCTACTGAATACGATGCGGGTTGCGTTGTAGATGCGAGAAAGAATATGGCTGCGCGGCTTCTATCTGGAATGGATGAGGGCGAAGCGGCGTTTGATGTTTACCAAGAGATGATTCCAGAAAACACTTTAAGCCTCTCTAAACAAAGAAGAGACGCAATTTCTAGTGTTATGGCCAATTACTACGCAACGGGTGAATTCTTTGGTAAACGAACAAGATCTTTTTGATTTCGCGGATTTCATCGTTTTTGATAAAGGTATATCGCAATCTGAAGCACTCAAGGTTGCGGCCTTCATTAAAGGCACGGAAAAACTGAGGGCGGTGATAGCCCCCTCAATCTACATCAAAAATGGAGTAATTAGAGTCTATTTTAAAATTTGGAGTCAAAATAGCCTGTTACCAGTTAGGTTTTATGATAACTCCTTTTTTGATGCAAAAGAGAACGAAGTCTTTATTCAGCTATCCATATTTCAGAAGTACACAAAGAAAAGTCTTTTAGATATGGATATGAATTCTTTCTCTGGCAGTAAAACGCGTGCCGCTATCAATGAATTAAGGGAGGTGGCAAAGTGGCTAAAAGAGGACTTTGTATAGATGTGCTTACAGCGGCGCAGGGGCGAATTTCTGAAGTTTTTGATGCATTTCCTAAAATCTACCTTTCATTTTCGGGAGGGAAAGACAGTTCCGTCATGTTGCATCTTGTCGCAACAGAGGCAAGAAAAAGGGGGGTTAAATTTGCCGTTCTGATTGTTGACCTTGAGGCCCAATATAAACTCACGATCGAGCATATAGATGAAATGCTCAACGAGTACAGTGACGTTATAGAACTGTATTGGGTGGCGCTACCTATCGCATTAAGAAATGCCGTTAGTGTTTATGAACCCAAATGGCTTTGTTGGGATCCAGATAGTAAATCGTCATGGGTTAGAGAACCCGACTCGCGCTCAATCATTGATGAAGATTACTTCCCTTTTTTCAAGCGAGGGATGGAGTTTGAAGAGTTCGTGCCAGAATTCGGTAAATGGTACTCAAATAATATGCCCTGTGCGTGTTTTGTTGGTATCCGAACGGATGAAAGTCTTAATAGGTACAGAACCATCAGCAACAAGAAAAAAGAAACGTTTAAAAATCATTGTTGGACAACGAAACTTTATAAAAGCTTTGTCTATAACGCTTATCCATTATACGACTGGAAAACAACGGATATATGGACGTATGTTGGCAAGTTTAAGAAATCGTATAACAGGTTATACGACCTAATGAACCGAGCTGGGCTATCCATACATCAACAGCGCATCTGCCAGCCGTATGGAGACGATCAGCGTAAGGGGTTATGGTTGTACCATGTTATTGAGCCAGAAACATGGTCACGTGTTGTTGCTCGTGTGGCTGGGGTAAATAGCGGTTCAGAGTTTGTAAAACTGAGCGGAAATGGTAGCGGGCAGGTGAAAATATCAAAACCGGATGGCCATACCTGGCAATCATTTTGCGAGGTCATTTTAGCTAGCCTACCCGATCACATGTCAGAGCATTATAAAAACAAAATACACACGTTTTTAGGATGGTATGCAAGAAAGGGGTTCCCTAACGGAATACCCGATGAAGCTGACCCGAAGGAAGAGGCGGCAAAGAAGGCACCGTCCTGGCGAAGGATCGCAAAAATGCTGTTAAAAAATGACTATTGGGCCAAGGGATTGTCATTTACTCAAACAAAACATGGGTTTCATTACGAACAATATATGAAAAGAAAGAAAAAGGAGCGAGACGAATGCAAGAAGAAAAACTCCCTGACTGGATTCTAGATCATCCTGTTAGTCATGTTATATGGGTTCGTTCTGAGCTGGTGGTTGCCAATGATTACAACCCCAATAGTGTGGCGCCACCAGAGATGGCATTGCTTGAAACGAGTATTGATGCTGATGGATATACTCAGCCGATAGTTGTATGGGAAGTTGATGGGCATTATGAAGTTATTGACGGCTATCACCGTAACTTGGTTGGCAAGAAAAAGAAAATGTCTCATTTGCCGGTGGTTGTCGTAAACAAGTCCAGTACCGAAAGAAGCGATCGTATGGCATCAACGATCAGGCACAACAGAGCAAGAGGTAAACATAAGATCAGCTCAATGAGTGACATTGTCATTGAACTGTCACGCAGAAATTGGGGTGATGAAAAAATAGCAAAAGAACTAGGGATGGATGCCGATGAGGTTTTGAGGCTGAAACAAATATCAGGATTGGCTGAACTATTTGAAAATGACGAATTTAGCGAAGCGTGGGAACCTGATGGGGAATAGGCCCTTTTTGGGCCACTCATCAAAAGTATTTTAATAGCTACTTTTCTTTAGCGGATCGCTCTTCCAACGATTAACCAGCCATTCAAATTCTTGATAGGTACTGTCTGATTTAATGTTCTCTCTAATCGCCTTGATCAGCGGTTCGGCAATGTCATACGTTTCTATAACAGTAGTGAATGATGTCCTCTTTATCATTGTTTCATCATAAATATTATTGTCGATGCCGATTGCTACTCTTTCATAAAAATTCAGGATGTACTGGATTTTGCGGCGTTCAACCATTTCGTCTTCGGATATTTTCCCTCCTTCTGATGGGAAAACGTAAGACCGGAAGGATTTTCCTGAGCGATGTACTTTTTTAAGGATGTGCAGTGCTTCTATGTATTGAAGATCTTGGCGACTTTCAAACAAGAAGTTGGCTGTCTGAATTTTTTTTGCGGTACGAACGTTGTAGATAATTGTGAAAATGGCGACAACTACACCAAAAAAAACAATAACGTTACTAATCATCTGTAGGGTTGCAGCGTCTAATGTCATAATTTTTCATCCATAAAAAAAGCGGGGTAATTATCCCCGCCTCATACTCATAGAGGTTAACTATGGTCTAGAAACCATCGAATTCATCACATATTTTTTTCATGAATTACCTCCTGCGATTTTGAAAATGTAACTTAAACTGAAAAAAACGCGTTTAGTTATTGGATTCAAGATTACTTTACACAAAATGTATAGTCAATTATTTGCAGGGAATTTGACACACGTAACTGTGTGAAAAGCACAAATAAGCCAGCGTGTAAAATTGTTCAAAATGTTTTTTAACTATTATTTGATTTTAAAATTAAAATCATAAGAGATGATGTTTTTATCATTACGTCTTTTTGTCAAAAAACAATTAGCATTGGTTAAATACTTTCAAACCCATCTTGTATGCATAATGGTACTCCGCAGAGGCACCAGCACTTGCCTCCCAGCCTTTTAGTAAGTAAATAGCTTCTGCAGACCGGAGCATAGCAAAACAGATATCCATATATTGATGCTGACTAAGTCCATGCGGTAACAATGCGGGATTTAGCGGTGTATCGCCGTTGAAACTTAGTCTTTTTGCTACAGCATTGAATGCTGCACGATTACAATCATCTAGACCGCTCATCGGTCCGGCAATATAAATAATCATTTTGTTACCAACTTAATGTCTTTTTGTTTATATCCCGTATTGCGGCATTGTTGTAGTTGCATTTCTCTACTGCCAGACGAACCCGCTCAACATAATCAGGATAGTCACCGTAAGTTTTAACATCAAAGTCAGGGAGTAGACACGGTTCTATTAGTACTTCCGGCAGCGGTAAATTTTCTATTGGTTTCGTCAATGGCTGACTTCTGCATCCTGATAACATCAGCAGGAACAGGAACACGAGAAGCACTATTGCCACGCTGCGCAGACTTGAGATTGTTTCGTAATGTGTTGCTTTCCGCTTCTGCCTTTTCTTTTTGTTCTGCGACATGAGTTAAAGCCTCATTGATGATGTTGTATTGGTCCTTTAACCGGTCTTTCTCTTCTCTAATCTCTTTTTCGCTTTTGGCTAAGGATTCGTTAAATCCCTTTAGTTGATTTATCCGGTTATATTGCGTGTAAGCAATAAATGACACACAGGAAAGCGTGACGATGAGGATTGCGTTTATTTTGGGCATACATTTCTTTCCGGTGGTGCCAAAAATCTGGCATCGAACTGTTCACTGAGATCATCTATACGCTGATACGTGTATTCAAGGTGTCCGTTGATCTCATTTAGGGATGACATAATCAATTTCATGTTGTCTTCCTGACTGACCCCGATGAAGGTAAATGAAATAATTAGTGCGCAGAAAGCGCCAGATACCGCAGATAGAAAAACAGATAGAAAAGTCTTCATGGCTTATTGTCCAATGCTGCGGCAACGTCAGGCGGCATAAGTGTGTTACGAGCTAGGCTTACGTATTTAGCACTGCCCATAGAATCCAGCATCGTTACAAGAAGTGCGGCATCAAAAGTACTGTATGCATCCTCAATGCTTTTTCTGGCTTTTGAATGCAGGGTGAGTAGCGTTTGTTTTGCTGCATATAGGGGGGCTGATAGTGGCTCTAGTGCTAGAAGTGCATCTTCTAACGCTTTGTATTGTTTTGCGCTAATCTCAGGTGTTGATGATCCACCTACTGAACCAGAGCCTTCTCTTGTTGTACCAGACGAAGAACTTGAACTACTGGATAGCGTTTTATTTATGCTACTCATTGCATTATCTAGGTCTTCGAGATTGTAGACCGTCAGACCTGACAATAATGCCTGAGACACTTCTGTGTCAGCTATGGCCGTTGAAATCCATAACTCACTATCTAAACCATCACCTGACGTTTTCAAGAACAGATCCCAGCCGATATTTAGACGAAATAGTTCTGATAGTTCGCTATGCTTAGAGAGAATAGAAATGTGGGCATTAAGAGTCGCACTGGCATCCTCGAAGTTGCTTGCAATTCCCTTAATTTCGTTAAGAAAAGGCTTCAGCTTTGCGGGGTATTCTAATTCACTATCGATCATCTTCGATAAGTCGCTTGATAGTTTCACCGCCGCGCTATTTGCTGCACCACATAGACCTATAGCAGCAGGCGATAAAATTCCACCAGCTGCTTTCATCGCGTGATATGCCTCTATTTGATACTCTTTCTCTAACATAGGACCTCAACTGATATCTATCAGGTCGTCACCGACTGCAACGATAGAGCCACACGAAACAGGATCCCCTACGCACACTACGCCTTGCCCATTAATCGTGAACCATCCGCGAGTTGTTAATGCGATCCCATCATGGGAGCTATCACCATCGCTATGGGCTAAATATTGTTTGCCATCAACTAGAACAGGGATGCCATTAACTTGAAAAAAAGGCTCGGCGTCAGCTGGTGGTCGTGGTGGAAATCCCCCATGACCAGAACAAATGGAATCTAAAGTACCGATTGCTGACATGTTTTTTTCTTCCGATGATAAAAGTTTAGTTATTTATGATTTTTTTCATTGTAGCAATGTGAATCTTATTTCAGCATTATTATTTTATCCATTAGTTATCATATATGCATGTTTTCAGACTGAATGATTTAATGATAAAAACATCATTTGATTATTTTGTTATAATGATTTAGTTTTAAATGACTTTGAGCTATTCAAAGTTAGGCCGTGAAAATGTGTTGACCACTGAGTTGATTCAGGGATATGGTTTTTAGGTCACAGCAAAATCTGTGATCGGGATTCGAACCCTGGATAAATGTTACGGGCGACACATGACGCGCCAGCGTCTTTTTTTGTGTCCAGCGCCTGCGCACGCTATGATCAATGGTGGGCTGGGCGGGGCCAACTTGGTTGGGCCGGTTCCTGTAACGCCGGTAGTTCGAACCCCGTCCAGTTCACCGCCCATTTGAGATTCGAACCTCCTGGCGGTGAAATAATTTACCGTTACAGGAGGCCAAAACATGGCTACTACCCCTACCCAAGATCTAAATGTTGATCGTCAATATCTGCTCTCAGCCATAGAAAAAGTCCGCTACGATATTCGAATTAGCCGAGATGAGCCCGACTGTATCCCAGTTCTTGGCCAACACATTGGTTTTCTGTCTGGTGCCGATTCAAAACGCCTTTCTTCCACAATAGCCGACCTTTGGGATGAAGAAGATTTCGAACATTTTCACGGTGTTTCAGAGGTAGAAAAAGAGTTAGAAGAAACTTCACTAAAAGAGTTGGTCGCAGCCAGTTATGAGCGCATTGAAGATGCACTCATTGAACTTCAGAGCGTCAACATTGACTGGAATATCTCCGATCGCCTTAAAGATGCCTTAAGGGAACTCACCTATTGCAGGGCTTATTTGGATCAGCTGGTGGAGGTGTCGTTATGAGCCTATTAACCGCACCTGCTGTTACTATGTCGAGCCGTGAAATTGCTGAACTTGTAGAGTCTCGACACGACAAAGTAAAACAATCTATTGAAAGGCTTGCTGAGAAGGGAGTAATTCAACTTCCCCCAATGGGGGAAGTTAAAAATCATAGAGGCCAAATGGTTTCAGAGTACCGTTTAGAGAAGAGAGATAGTTACATTGTCGTTGCTCAATTATCACCCGAGTTCACAGCTCGACTAGTCGATCGATGGCAGGAACTTGAACAACAAATCCAGGTACAGATCCCGACCACCAGCAATAAAATAGAAACCGTACAGGCAGGCATACTTTTACTTGAGTCAGCGACAAAACTTTTAAACCTCTCAAACTCTTCTCGATTAGGAGGGCTTCAACAACTGCAGAAGTTCGCGGGATTGCCAAATTTGGTCCCAAGTTACGCCATTGATGCGCCAGTTGATGCAAATGACGGCTCAAGCAGGCCTACGGCTGCTTTAAGGACTTTACTAAAGCAACATGACGTAAATATATCATCTCAATATGCCTATAAATTATTGCAAGAGATTGATGTAGTCGAGAAAAAGACAAGACCAAGTAGGAGTAAAGGATCAGAAAAGACGTTCTGGTGTTTGACGGCCTATGGGCTGAGATATGGGAAAAACATCACTTCACCAGGCAATCCAAGAGAGACGCAGCCACATTTTTTTGAATCTAGATTTCCTTCACTTTTGGCGTTAATGAAGATGAAATAAGGCAAGGGATAGCCCTGTGGAGATGGGGCTATAACCATCAAAGTATCATTTACTCAATTGATGCTTTACTCATTTAACGTAAAGATTTTATTTACCAGCCTGATTTAGTGGAAAGCGCCCTACAAATCTGTTAAATTAATTTTGTACGGATGGCATCCGTACTTTTGAGCAAGAAAATTAAGAATAACGCAGCAACTAGGAATAAATTATGTCGGCACTTAAGAAAGAACGCATCGATCTCAGGCTTTCTCCTGATGATAAAAGCCTGATAGAAGAAGCTGCGGCAATGGAAAACCTGACAATTACACAGTTCATGGTTGCCAGTGCGGCAAAACGAGCTGAAGTTGTTATTGAACGACACAAGCGATTGGTCCTCAATGAAGACTCTTGGAATTTAGTAATGCAAGCAATCAATAACCCACCAATGCCTAACGAGCGGCTAAAACGAGCGGCTAAACGCTTACAGTCAATGGAGTAGAGATGGATGGCTTAGAGGTAATTATTTTCACTGATAGTGCAGAGTACGACCTAAAAAGGTTTGATTGCGGTGATGATTCTTTGAATGCCTTTCTTGTAGAGCAATTAGGAAGACAGCATGAGATGGAGATCTTAAAAGCTTACGTAATGAAAGCGAAAGACGGACCAAAAATATTAGGGTATTACACGTTATCAGGTAGTTGCTTTGAGCGAGAATCGTTTCCATCCAAGAGCCAACAGAAGAAAATTCCATATAAGAACACACCAAGTATCACGCTAGGGAGGCTCGCTATTGATAATTCCATGCAAGGTAAAGGATATGGGGACTTGCTTGTTACTCATGCCATGAGAGTTGTTTATCAGGCATCAATGGCGGTGGGTATACATGGGCTTTTTGTGGATGCGCTGAATGATAGAGCCAAGTCATTTTATCAGCATCTTGGATTTATTGCGCTAACAGGAAATAACAGCAATTCTTTGTTTTACCCCACAAAATCAATCAAATCTTTATTTGAAGACAACGAGTAACGCCTGCAATACATTCGAGTCATTGATTAAGTAATTTATTAGGCCACCTGTGATGAGGTGGTCTTTTTGTTTGCATTAAATAATACGTACCCTGTACGTATTATTACTTGATATGCGTACTTGGTACGTGTACTATTTACATGTAGGCAGAAATGGAGCGGTAACGATGGATTATTTGGAGTTTATCGAAACCACCGCATTCAGTAGGCAACGAAAGGAACTTATAGAAGATGATGAGTTTCAGGAATTTCAAAGTTATCTACTGAAACATCATGATGCGGGTGACACAATTAGTCATACTGGCGGATGTAAAAAGATTCGTTGGAACCGCAAGGGAATGGGTAAGCGTGGCGGTGTTAGGATTATTTATTATGTAAGGACCGCAAGCGGACGATTGTATTTATTGTTGATGTATCCGAAAAATGCGCAAAGTGACTTAACGCAAGAGCAAAAATCCCAAATTAAGAGCGCTATTCAACTCATGAAATAACCACCGCCTTCGGGCGGTTAACCTCTCCATAACGAGGGTAAATTTATGGATAAGAACTTGTTTGATACGCTGATTGACAGCGTAAATGAAATGGTTGCTATTGAGAATGATGAAATACAGCCAAACCCAGAGAATGTACATCGCCATTCTATCCCTGACGTAAAGTCAATTCGCAAGCGGTTTAGTATGAGTCAGGCTGAATTTGCACAAATGCTAGGTGCTAGCCCGTCTGTGGTCCAGAGCTGGGAATTAGAACGACGGGTTCCTAGTGGCATGGCTATGAAGATGCTATCGCTGATAGAGAAGGATCCAAGCGTTGTAGAAACGCTGCGTGCGATTTGAATGGGTTATAAGGCATCGTGACATTCAGCCATGCCTGATGCGGTTCTTGACTTCAATGAGTAGCAATAAGTCGTGACTTTAACAAAATGGGATCTAAATAAAAGCCAATTCAACTCATTTTCTATATAGTCCTTTGTTTTTATAAATATAGGTAAATGTTTGTGGCTAAATTCAAATCAATTTTACTCAGTACAGCACTGCTTGCTGCTTCAGGTCAGGTTATTGCTAGTTCATGCGAGGAATCAACAAAGCAAGGGTTCCATGAGATTGCAGGCACTCCCTGTTTGAATAATACCAACTTCGCCAGCACTCTACTTAGTAGCGCCATGTATGAGGTAACAAGTTTCACGATCATTAGTGATGAACTCATGTTATCGACCGTAAATCATGGGCAATCAGAATACGAAGGCGAGCCGCCACCAGCGCTTATTATTGGTAGTTTGTCCGATGGAAGCAGTACGATTCTGCTAGAAGACATAGGCGATGTGGATCCAAAAAAAGTTGATATCGGCTTTAGAGGTATAAAATACAACCCATACGATAAGTATGTGTATTACCGTTCGTCCACATGGCCCACCAGCGATGCGATTAGACGCTTTCACCTGCCATCAATGACGGAAGAAGGGGTTAAGAGTGAATTTTTTGCGCCAGGGAATAACTTTAACGTAGTGAATACTGGAAAGTATGCAGGTTATATCACGGCATATCAGCATAAGTTGAAGAAAGGCGGTGGTTCATACGATGTCTGGAACTTACTCAATAAAGACGGTTCCTTTTTGAAAGAGATCAAAAAGGAATACTGATTTGCAGTTTATGGGGGACTTCTTGCCCCCCGAATATGCTAGTTTATTATTTCAGTATGGATGTAACTTCACGCCAGTTTTTGAACCCATGAAATGCGGCAACAAGTTCTTGTGACTGAGTCGTTTTTATTGAAATTCCCTTGTCGGAAAGAGAATTCTTTAAATGTCTAGCATGCGTTTTTAATTGAGAAATAGTTAGTGGTTCCTCAACACGGAAGTTATTCAGTTCAATAAAGATTTCTGCTCCGCACTCTTTTAAATTGAGCTTTTCGATCCGCGCAATGATGAGTTCTCTTGACATATATTTTCCTTCGATGTATGCACCATTATCAGATGATATCGCAAAACGGTTACTTGTGAAAATATTCACTGATGAACTTAATTAATTGTTTTGTTAGCTATAAATTAAAAGCGGAATAGCAGAAAACAAAGCCCACAATCGTGGGCTTTTCTATTTAAATTACGGCTATAGCACTGCTATGATATCTGTTACGCCTTTACGAGTAGATCCGGCTGCGCTTATTGAGCGTTTAGCGTGGAGATTATGGATAGTAAATCCATGTCGTTGATAGAGTTCTTTAGACTCAGTAGATCCACTGTTTGTTATTACAATACTCGCCCCCCGGCGGTGTGCTGCACATAACATCTTAACTAAGTCTATATGGTCATCCATGCCAAATTTTTTAATATGGTAGTGTGTAAATCCCTCCGTATTTTCCAGAGGAATATACGGAGGATCGCAAAACACAACATCACCGTCACCAGCCATTTGAATTAATTTCTCATAGCCCGCATGAAAAAACATGCAGTTATGCGCATTTTTAGCAAATTCCAGCAACTCGGCATCAGGGAAATAAACGGTTTTGTAACTACCAAAGCTGACATTAAATTCACCGCTAAGGTTATAGCGGCAGAGCCCATTAAAGCCGTGTTTGTTGAGATATAGAAATAGTGCGGCCCTTAGCAACTTGCTGTCTTTGGCAGCATTGAATTTAGTTCGATGACGCATATAAGCCTCCTGGCTATTACCTTCATCAAACAATTTTCTTGATAAATCTATCAACTCCGCTGTGTTAATTGAGGCTTGATGATAAAGATTTATCAGGTCACCGTTCACATCACCAAGTAACTTAATCGGATGATCGACATTCATGAAGACTGAGCCAGCACCAACAAAGGGCTCAATAAACCGCTTTCCATCTGGGAGATGAGGCTTTATCTGGTCAATCACTGATAACTTGCCACCAGCCCATTTTAAAAATGGTTTCTTTTTATCTGAATTTTCAATATTAGAAGGAATGTGTTTTTTCATTGATGAACCGATCCATTTCATTACGGGGACAGCCATTGAATTGCCAATCGCTTGATATCGTGGGCCATCTTTGGCTAAACGGTGGGCGTCTTCCGCTGTTATTTCTGGTCTATGAGAACGGATATATAAGTATTCATCCTCAGTAATTTTTTTACTGGCGCTAACAGGAATCAGAGTATGGTTGTCTGGAAATCCCTGTAACCGCTCGCACTCAACAGGGGTTAGGCGACGAACTGCCATTCTGTCTGTTACGGCGCGGCGATCTGTTTTTGTTAGCGTGTAACTAATATCCTCGCTAAATCCAGTGCCGTTGCCACCATTAGCGGGTGTGCGTCCAATTGTGCTACCTGCGATTGCTATCGCAGGTATGCCTTGACCTGGTTTTCCTCCGCCGGTTGATAGTGTTCCTGTAATTTTTCCATCACCATTTTCTAGTCGAACTTCTGCGCGGCTATTCTCGGCGAAGGCCACGGCGCTATTAATCACATAGGTATCCAAATCCTCAGCCATGCTATCATTAGGTTTACCCAGCAATGTGCGACTAACATTCGAATAGGTCAAAACATGAGGTTTATCTCCGCCGCCAGTACTAGCTCGTAATGCACCAGCCAAATTATCTCCGAGTTCCGCAGTGGCGCCACCATCGCGCCCGCGCAGTGCAACTGAGAGAGCAATCGCTGGATTCTGGCTGGTAGGTGTAACTGGAACAAATAACGGAGCACCGCCGTTGATATGCTGGTCTTCTAGACCAAGTTTTGAGCCAAATGCAGCATTTAGAGTACATGCAATATCTGCTGGCCACTTTTGACCGACAAACCCACTGCCGCCAACGTTGTGGGATTGGTTTAGCGTCGGGTGTGGGTTTATCTCTGAGTCCCAATAGCTACCTGCCGCAATACTTGTCCCAGAAGGGGCGGCAGAGCCTTGCCGCGCTTCTCGGCTCGGCGGAGTATTCCTGCGCACGCTACCGAACTCAAAAAGTATTTTTGCGGGATCGACGTCTGCTCTAGCGCTTGCGATAACAAACACACGGCGACGACGTTGGGCCACTCCGAAAAATTGAGCATCAAGGACACGCCAGGCGATAGCCCTTTGTGGTCCAGACACACAACCTGCGTGCGTCCATTTTCCCCCTGCTGGCTGCAACTCGCTGCTTTCTCCGGCAAGTCCTGCCAGAAAGCAGCCGAACGCGTTGTCTTTGCTGCTGAGGACACCCGGGACGTTTTCCCAGACGGCGATCGCTTCTTTTTCTCCGCGCTCACGGCGCTTGTTGTCGATTGCATCCAATAGTTCCACATATGAGAGGGTTAATTGCCCTCTGGCATCATCAAGCCCGTTTCGTAATCCAGCCACACTGAACGCCTGACACGGCGTGCCACCGACTAAAATGTCGGGAGCCTCTACATGACCGGCTGTTACCTGTTCGGCTATTTTTGTCATATCGCCTAGATTTGGTACATCAGGCCAATGATGTGCTAAAACAGCACTAGGAAATTTTTCTATCTCAGCAAACCATGCTGGCATCCATCCCAGGGGTTCCCACGCAACGCTAGCGGCCTCTATTCCACTACACACTGATCCGTATCTCACAAGGCCCCCGATTTGAGTTTGACCTTAACGAGCATTCTCAATATGCGGTAATTGCGCTCAATCGTTAAATCGGGCGATACCCACATTTTTGACCGGTTGTACTTCAGAATGATTTGCCATTCATTCCACCACGCACGAAGATCTCGAATGGTCCACCAGCGTTTAAATTGCTTTAATAAAATAGGAACCTTACTCACTGATCCCCCTCATGCTGGTGGATACCTCCCAACTCAGAAATAAGAGCCTCATACAGTCCGCTCATTTCTTCTGCCATAAGAAGCATGTCAGCCTGCTCACGCACGCTAGGGTCTTCGTCGATATCGATGTTTTTATTGAGGATGTAATCATCAAACTGGATGCGACTAATAACGGCATCCTTAGAGAGGGTGAAGTAGACGCTATCCCTCCAGTTGAGGGATAACTTTGTAACGAACTTGCCTGCGTTAATGTGAGCGGAGATCTCATTAGTAACAAGATCCTGTTTCTTGCAACGAATAACTCCGCCTTTTTCTAAAACGGCTTTTAGTTCCGCTTCATCTTGTAAGAAAAAGCCCGCGGGAAGATTGCCGGACCGAACCCATTTAGTCAGTGTTAACTCAATAGGGTTTCCCATTGTAAGAGGTACTACAGGCAGGGATCCTAATGATTTTCGGAGAAGGGCTAATACATGTTCAGCTTGCTTTCTGCTGCTAGTGTCTATCGTTATCCGTAGTGATTTTGCATCGATCCATACATCAATACTTTTCTTACGGCTAAAAGCGCGAGGCAGAAGAGTGTGAAGAATCTCATCTTTTAGTGCATCCTTCTCGGTCTTCTTCAGCTTGCGATGCTGCTCGCTTTCCAGTTCGTGAATTTTTTCGTTAAGAGCATCTCTAAGCACTGATGCAGGCAGAATCTTGTTTTCCTGTTGAAACGTTAGAAAGAAATGATGACCAACGACCAGCATCAGAGCGCTGCCATCTTTTTGTAACCAGCCCATCTTTGACATGTCTTGGCTACTGCAAGGAGTAAACTCAGAAGGCTCCAATTTGGCGATCATGTTTTCTGGGTTTAAATCGGAGAAGTTAGGGGGTAACGCATAAATACACGCGGACTTGAACATGTTAAATATTGCTCCCTTTCATTAGTTTTAGTTTCAACTTCATAACGCCAATCCCCTTTAAAATACGGATTGGGTGTTTCACGTTGCGCCAAACTTTGCGCGTCATATCCCCAGAAACAAGATCAACGGTTGCCATCCTTCCGTTAGTGTTCGTCTCGGCTTGAACGCTATAGCCATCGTTATGCTCAATAACGATGACTGTCACGACAAACCCCAATTCAATGAGGTTTTTAAGCGTTGATTTTGTTACTCGACTATCTGGGCTAATCTCTTCAGACATGTTAGAACCCTATACCTTGTCATCATGCAAAAATAAATGAAAATTTAGTTTTAGATGATAACGATAATTCGAAAGAGCCCTATTAACAATGAAAAGTGTCTTTTATTTTGAGAAATTGACAGAACTACTTTTAGATTTGAATGCTCCACCAGCTTCAAAGGTGACATTAGAACCGGCTTTGAATTCGATAGAACCAGCCGCCTTTATCTCAATGTTTCCCCCAGATTTGACCGTTATCGAAGAATCGCCCTGAATATAAACATCACTGGTCCCGATTAGATAAACCTGCCCACTATCATTAATGGTTATCGTAGAATTACTTGCTAAATGGGTTATTTCCCAACTGCCATTCGCATTACGAACTTCTAACAGGCCATTACGGTTAGAGACAAAATCTTTTGTTGGTTGTCTAGATCCAGTCGGTGGCGCACCTTCAATTTCTGGCCGGACATATTCACCATCACCACCCCATGATTCAGGAGGGAGGTTAGGCTTGCCGCCTGGTGCACTGTGAACGGCACCAACAATCCGTGGGCGCCGAGAATCACCTTCGTAGGGGAAATCTACCCAAACGTGATCGCCCTCAACTGTTGGAATAAATGCGTTGCCAACGGGTAACTTGTACTCAGCCCAAGGGCAATCTGCGGCAGGTATTCCATCCCATTCGCCAACAAGTCTAACTGATGCCATCATTAACCCATTGGGATGAACGGTATTTACAACGACGGCTTGTTTCTCGCCTTGCATGGCACCCGGAATAGAACTTTTATTAGCCACTAAACACCCCCAATATCATTCTAGCCATATACCCACTCCGATCTTCAAAATGCGTTACTCGTTCAATAACCATATCTTTGGGGATCGACTCATCAACTCGATTTTCCTTGCTGTAGCGATGAAGTATTATTTTTAGTGGCATTCCCGCTGTCAGTACTGCATTACCCAAGCACTCAATATCTAATTTTGGCATGAGGAACTTTGATCTGTTATTCAGTATGCCTTGATCGCTATCGCTGACCATTTGAACCGGTAGGGATTTATCACCGGCGGTACGCAATCCATCGGTCATCGAATTACCTACGGCTCTTGTCTGCCGTGAGCGTTGAAATGAGTAATCTTGATTGACGTTGTTAAATCGATTGATTAGGTACTCGGCTTTTGGATTATTCAGTTCATAGGTCAGCGTCGGCTTAACCTTCGCTAAAGCGCCCATGCCCTTCATGTGAAGCTTGCCTCTAGCAAACCAACAAAGGGCACCATGATCGCGAGCAATTTGTCTAAATAGCGAAGAGGGCGTTTGGCCCATATTCAAATGATAGGTATTTAGCTTCTTAAATGAATCAGACTCGACCTTCATGCCATTAGATAATGAATTAAGCACGCTCCCTGGCTGTTTGTTCACGAAAAACTTTGGTTGAGCTGTTGGATTTTTTATTTTCCTCACTGACTCAGCAAACCCCATAACGCTGACAACGTCCTGCTGCAATGGGGCCTTGATAACAAAAAATGTCTCTTTGAATAGGGTCTTGTCGTCCCCCATAGTGACATCCATAATGGATCCGTAACCTACGCGAATGTTATCAATCAGGGTCCCTGTGACATCTCGGATCTTAATCTCTATCTGAGGCCCTCCTAGTTCTGCAATTTCTAGGTACGCAGTGGATATGATCATACCTCTTGGTATCTCTTCGCCGTTAAGTTTTAGGGACTGAAGAAATAAATACTTTTTATCTGACATATCACCTAACCCCAGAAACCACTTCTACTACTGTATTCGTTGGACGCACCGAGTAGGCCACCAGCACTTGAGCAATAACACTGACTTGAATTAGGTTGGCGAAAATACGATCTTCATCTGCTGGTGGTGATGCATCGGTGAAATCAATGTCTTTAGGGAACTCAAAGAATCCGCTTAACTCAACGTCTGAGTACGCTATTTTTGTTTTGGCCACAAAACTAGTGATGCCACTATTAGCACGCAATCGCATCCATGTACCAAATGCTGTACACATTGATGACAGCGTTTTTTTCTCATCACTGATAAACGCGATGTCATAATTTAGCAGTGCATGCATACATGAAATGGTTGCGTATGTTTTCCCAGCGCCGTCTTTTAAATTGGCGAAATCTTCAATATCTCGGAATTGTTCCCCCGAATAGAATGAGAAGCCTGGTGCACGACTAACGTTGATGACGGGAAGAGCGGCAGGATTCATGCTTTTCGCAGGAACAGCTCTTCCAACCTCTGCTGCGTTTCGTGCGCTAAGGAATCGTCTAACATCATTATCAAACTGACCGAAAACGATTTGCTCATTAGCTGGGCGCTTTAAGAATGCAGAGAAGGGGAGATTAGATCTCCGTTCATCGGTTACAACCACTCCATCAAATGCCCTTAGTAGACCGTTAGCAAATGCCGTATCGACATCTGAGAGATCGCTTACTTCTCTTCCCCCAGTAGGTTCTAGCCCCTCCATATTTAACCTAGCTATCAAGGCATCACTTGGCCCCATACAATCTGAAGATATTTTATGCTTTGTCATTATGTAACACTCCCTCATAGCTACGACATGGGATGCAATAAAAAAGATTGCCTACACTTGTAGTTCCGTAGGTAAATATTTGATGGATGTACCACCAGCAATGGCGAATATCTCCATTTGATAGTGCTTCATCCCACTGCAGAATAGATCCAATAGGTACGCTTCTGGCTCCAATACGGAGGATCAGGACAGAATCAGGAACGCCTGTGCTGTCATCCCCTGAGTCTAGGACTGCGAATGCCTCCATCTCGGTAGGGCAATCAAGAACAGATACCAACACAGGATCCTCATAATCCAGTTCGGACTGATGGGCGTTAATGGTAGAAAACAGGGGTTTTTCGTACCCATCCGTTTCTGTTGCGGGTTGTGGTTTTATCGTGGCTCGATGGAGAATGGCATCAAAGCTATCGGGATCTAACTCAATGGCCTTTATCCAGTCTTCTTTTATGAGATTATTTAGTTTTGAGTGTCCATCATAACGAACCCGTTTTAACTCAATGCCAGCTTCATTTTCTTTATTGAGTATTGACTCAGGCACCCTAGGTTCATCTTTTTCTTGTTGCTCTTGGACTTCGTATATTGGCCCTGTATCGCTCTCTATGGGGTCATCAATAAAAGAGATGCTATTCGGTGAGTCATCAATAATAATGTCATCACCGGGGGGGGAGGCATTGTTAGAGGTGGTAGTCTCTTGTTTTGGCAATGCCTCTTCAAAGAAATCGTTAAACTTACCCATATCAACCACCCATCATTTTGTTTTTGAACCACGTTTCAAATGCTTTCTCGGCATCCTTTTGGCTCATCCCGCCCATTTTTGCTGCATCAACAAACGCTTCTCTGCGCATTTTCATCTCATCTTTAATGCTCTGTTTTTCGGCTTCTAATTTCTTGATTTTCTCTTCAGCCAATTTCAATCTTTCTTTGTCTTTTACCGCGTTATTGCGCGTTTTCTTTAGCTTCGTCCTGAGTTCATCAATTTTTGAAGAATCACGCTCCAACTTCTTACCTAGTGCGTCTTGCCGCTTCTGATATAGCGCGAACTCCGCTCTAGATTTCTTCTGGTCGGTATTAGATTTACGGTTCTTATTGAGTGACTTCTGTTCTTCTTCGCTAAAAAATTTGGTTGTCCGTTTTTTATCGTCACCAAACCCCACTCGATGAGCGTCACTTTCTATTCGCTTGGCGATTTGTAGTTGCCATGCGGCAGATTGAAAGCGGGTGAGGGCATGTATAACGTGTTTGCAGGCCACGCCAGTTAAGTCTGGGTTACGGACCTTGGGGTAAGCGTATTCTTTCGGTGAAGGTAAGGCGTAATTCCCTGCTGTGGCCATGTAGCGATACCAGTATTGATGGCGTCCACAATCACAATCGATAGACACGCGCCCTTTGCAGACATTACGCGCCACACGCTTGGCGGCGGATGCTTCGCCTGCTGCAGTTTCGACAGCTAGATCCCATTCTTCAAAACGGATGCGTACACGATGATGCTGGTGGACCGATTCGCTTGATGCTTTAACTTGTACGATAGCGAGATTGTGTTTTATTGCGGCAAAGCTGGCACTAGATATTCCCGAACCGTCGTTAACATTGTTATTGGCACGATCGATATCAATTTTGGTTGAGAGGGCCACCAGCTGAGAATAAGTGATGCCTTGGGTATCACTACTAAATGCTTTTCTATGCGCTCGTCGTGATTGGTCAAAGGCTTTTAGATCTTCAGGGGTAAAGAGGGTACCGTCTTTTTTCTTCCCTAACGCTAAAAATTTCTCTAAATCTTTATTCTTGATTAGTGCAGGCGTAAGCGTTCGGTGAGCTTTGCGGCGCTTCGTATTCTGGTCTTTGGCTATCTTATTAAATACGCGGTTAAACTCTTTAGGAGATAGCCCTGTCGTTATATAACGCCCAGTTTCGTCCTTTCCTAAGCTCACTATTCAAGCTCCGGGGTTTCAGTGTAATGGCGAATGCGTTCGCGGATCCAAACCATCGTTGGCAACGAAATGTCTGAACCGACAGGGAGGGGAAACGTTTCATCTTCATTTCCCGCTATTAGCGAGACAACCCAACGAAGTTCTGGGGTGTTGTAAACGCGAAATGAAATCAGATCAGGGCGATACTCTTCATCTATTTTGATCGTGTGAATGATATTACCGCCAGAATAGTTCCCAGATTGGGTAACAACGTCTTTATTTAGGTATGCCCGGATTATGACGTCTTCAATGCTACGGTCATCAAGCCTTGAGTATTCGGTCATAGGTAGCCATCCTGACCTGCTAGTGATGTCAGTCCGCTACTGCCCTCTATTTCATGTTCAATAATGATTGATTTTAATGCTCGAAGAGGATCATATTCTTCTTCCGCAGCGTGGAGCGCACCCATCATTTCGTTAATATATTCGCCGGATATCACATTATTAAATGTCGTTGCATAAACACACAGCAATGTAATCACTTGTGATGATTGGATTGACTCCCAATCTATTTTGTAGATTACGTTCCCTTTTAAATCATGCTCTTCATCAATTATTGAGTCTGTGATTGTGAAGTTTCCTGATTTGTTGGGGGGGAACCCTATCGCAGATTGCCGAACGAGGTCCTGATACATTTCCATTGCTGAAACGATAACAGGCCGACCGCTATTATCTAGGTCGCTTAATCGACACATAGTGCCTATGTGTTGAGATATACGAGCGCTAACTTCATCAATCAGAATTACAAATCCGTTACTCTGATATTCGGCGAGCTTGTTTAGGAGGGCGTTTTCTAGTTGTGATCTTTTGGCTGGGAGCCGTTGAGACTCGGCTATATGTAATTCTCCGTCTCGCCATGCTGCTAACGCCATAATAGGTGGGGAGATGGTTAGACAGACAGCGCAGATTTTTTTATCGCTCATAAGACCTCACAAAAGAAGATGCCACCATTGACGGTGGCATTTTCTACTTTCGGTTAATCAACTGCCTGCGCGAGCCGGGTTAAAAGTTTATTTGTGAAAATGAAACTGATTCAGAAGAGTCACCGTCAGCCGTCATAATAATATCATTTTAGTTTTACATGACAACACCATAATCATCATTATTTAAATGATTGGTTAGTTTTGGGTTTCGGTAATAATGTTTGCCAACTTGTAAGTTTGCGCGAGTAGTTCGTCTTCAGTGGCATTCATGATGATAAACTGCGCTTTACCTCCTATTTTGCCGCATGCATGCAATGGTACCAGCCAGGGGTATTGATCTCTAACTTCTTTTGGTGCCGCATGCTGGTGGTGGTGGTCGCATAGTGGCAAAACCCTCATATGTGCATCTGGTGCAACACGGCCTGAAATATGATGTAGGGTTACTATATCAGTGATTTTTCCATGTAAATTGCAGGCAATGCAGGGAAGGGCACCTATTGCACTCATGATTTTTCTTTCTTTTGATGTAGGGGTCCTACCTAACATCCCTTTAGACGACTTTTTACGTTTGGATGTCACCTTTCTGACTTTGCTTTTTGATTTTTCCCAGTTTAGTCGTTTTCTTTCCGATGCTGATGCATAGCAAGCCGCTCTGTACTCTGGATCGGCGTGCTTATCCCGCAACTTTTGTTGGGCGCGTTTAACGGCGGCAAGTTTCTTCTCTTTGGCTGCTTGTAGTTGTTCTGGTGTATATGCTGTTCTCATCATGTACCTACATCTATATTTTTATTGTCATTTTGTGTTTTAATCATTTTGTCATTTAATCCTTTTGGCTGACATATCGCGATATAGTTGTTGTGTTTGCTTGTTGTTCGACTCATCAATAGGAATGCTAAGAGCCGCATTCAAGCGCTCTGCAAATGGCATGAATTCTTTGTTTATTCTTGCATATCCGCGCTCGGCAGTTGTTTCGGTGGCGCTTTCTACAAACCGTATGGCGCTAGTTAGCGTCTTCATAGGGTATTCAATAGAGAGATCCGACAGCTCACTTAGTTGCTGAGCGACCTTTACTGATAGAACCACCAGCGGAAGGTCTTTTTTTACCCCGGCAGCAATAGTTACGGTGTAACCATTTAATATGAAGGTTTTATAGGTTCGTATCATCTATTAATAAACATTAAGTTAGTTTTGCGTAAGTGATATTAAATGCCCAATAATATGAGCCTTCGATTACATCATTTGCGTGACAGTGTCACATTTCATCATCAATAATATCTAACATAGCACTATTAGATGCGTCTAAATGCCGGATATAACGCATAACAGTTTCTGTCTTTTTCCATGTTCCCTCATGCATGATCTTTGGTAAAGCCACATCTTTTCTAGCCATATCTTGAGCCGCGCCAACTCGCGCACTATGCCCAGTCCATGTCGCATAACGGCCTTTATCTGTTTTATTTCTTACATTATCACCGCGAACCATAACCCAAGCGCTTTTAAAGATCGCCTCCATTGGCTTGGTTGTTAATGGCCTATCTGAGATGATAGCCTTGTTAGTTCTATGCACTGCACAAAACATAATTGCATCAGGATTGCCCTCCAATCCTGATAATTCCAACCATCGTCTAATCTTTTCGGTGGTCCATAACCCAAGGATTTTTAGTGCGCCATCACCGTTAAGAATAGTTTTTGTATAGCCTATGCTTAATGAAGACCGACCATCTGGTAATAGCTTAAAATCTCGAACTCTTAACCTTGAGATCTCTTTAATTCGTAAGAGGGTGTGGTAGGCCGTGGCCATAAATGCGAGATTGCGGATATCAACCAACAGACGAGAATCGCCAATTTTTGATGACAACACTTTCAAATCAGACAGATGAAATGGAATAGCTTGGCCTGTTTGCTCGCCGCCTTCAATTGAGACTCGGCTGATTTTTTTCATTGCTCGGACAATAATCGGATGTTGATTCACTGGCGTTAAACCGCCTTGGCGCTGCAGCATTCCCAGCAATGAAATATGTTGTCTAACTGAGTTTATGGCCAATCGCTCATGTAAATGAAAAATGTATTCCCTCAGAATTTCTGGCTCAATCGGCAGGTACACGCAGCCGCGATGCCAGCACCATTTGGCCCACAATTTAAATACATGGGTGAGCTGGGACCACGTTTCCTCTGAGTAGGCCGCTTTATCTTCAGCAAACATCTTCAGATTATTAATTATTTCCTCATCTAGTCCATTCTGCCCGTTGGTTAGAATCAGAGTTGATTTCTCACTATGAAGTAATTTCTGCACAACTTTCATCCTTTTTTAGAATGTAACGCTACGTGAATAGTTGAGGTGAATCACCCGCAAAACAAAAAAGCATTCACGTAGCGCAATCTATTAAGTCTGCCATTTTTTGAGTATAGCATAACTCCATATAATGGGTGTTATATGGAGTTATAAATGAAGATAAGAAGCTCTATTGATAACCCAACAAATATCTTTACTTTAAGATTAGTATCTGCTTAGTCGCTATACCGAATTAAGTGGGACTGACATCTCACACTATGTGTCGGGGCATCTACTCCGTCATCAGTTACTAATTAAATGGTAAAAAAATCATGCTGAATAATAATTTAGAACTAAAATCTTTAGAGATGGAACGGCACGCTATACGAGTATCACTCAATCATAGTGATTTTCATGAGGCCCTTGCTGATCATTTTCTTTTAAAAAAGCCATGTAAGCATGGGTATGGATGTAATTGTCGAGATTCTTTGGCAAAAGAAATTCTGCGCATATATGACGAAGTCATGTAAGTGATCTTCTTTTTATTAAAAGTCATCTCTTTTTCTAAAAAACTGTGATTTTCATCTACTGTTGATCAATAATCACAGTAGATGAAAACTAACGATAATTTTATATGAGGTATTTATGAGGACGCCGAGCAGTAGCGAGATCGCTTATCGCGCATTTCTGCAATTCAAAAATGAATTTGTCGATGAGGCCTTAAAGCGGGCCGTATATACCAATACCGACAGTTCTGGCGACAAATACCGCCCTGTGGTTATTATTGATATATCTGAATTGCCAGAAATAACGCAAAAAATTAATATCTGGAATTCCTTTGCTGAAAAGTTAAGCAAAAAAGAGTCAATCCCCGTTAATAACACTATCCTATTACCCCTTCCACAAGTGATTACCGGTGTTAGTAAGTTTCATATATTTGCGCAAGAAGCGACCAGCGTTAGTAACATAGATAGAGAAGCGTTATTAACACGCATAAAGGGGAAACTGAACGGTCTGGCAAGAAGAGATGCCATTGATAGCGAACACGCATTATCTCTGCAGGAGGACATCCATCGAATTTCACAATATCCAGATGGAACGATGTTTAGATTGCGCAGAGGTGGCTATATGGATGCAATCGTGAATGCAACATACGCCCCATCTCATGGACTGCCGGCTAGGGAGGAAATTGTTCGCATATCACGACACGGACTGTTCATTACTAACGAAGTTCTCTCTGGTGGCTATACCATTGAACCTGGCATGACTAAGGGCAAGAAAAAAGTCTACGATTATGTAGACCCCATTCCATGTAGTTTGTTTATGTCAGCTAAAATTTATCTACTTGATGATGTAGAAAAAACAGCGGCAGAACTTAAGGAAGTTCGTAAAAGCAGGAAGAAACAACAAGTGCGCGAAGCCTCGGCAAGATATAGACAAAAACTAAAAATGCAGGCCGATACAGATAATAAAAGTTAGTAAATTAGGCTGCCACATTCTTTTTGAGCCAATCTAAAGCCTCGGAACGGGAATCATCCATATCTATATTCAATTCCTCATTAGCTGGTATGTAGTTACCGATCATTGAGAAACAATAGGTATCAAATCGATCTGGTGATTTGATATTCAATTTCTGTCGCATTACCGGCTTAGGCATCATAACCCACTGCCCCGCCTCATTTAGTGATGCGGGGATTTTTGAGGCTTGCTCTAATGTCTTAGAATCATTATCAAGTCTCATTCTTCCTGATTGAATGGCGTCTCTAGCCATAATATGAGCGAAAGCCCTCTGGTTAAAGAACCTCTTTTTATCCTTATTACTGTGCATCTTCTTACCCCAGCGAATCCTTTGTGCTTGAATGCCGTGCTTTTCACTCAATACGTCCGCCGTTGTTGAACCGATACCATCACCATCGATAACGATAGATATATTGCTGTATATCTCTGGGTTACACATACTAAATATAACATCAGCAAATCTGGATGGAGTTACTGTCGACGGCATTTCCATCACTTTATGTGGCACTACTCGGCGCTTTTCTCTATGCCCAGAAACTTTAAAGATAGAAATAATAGATTTATCTCTACCATTACCAACGTCACAGCAAGCTAGCCATCCCCATCCTTTTTTTAGCCTGACCTTTCTTCTGGCGGCACGGTCACACTCATCACGACCAAGAAGAAATCCTGAAACTGTCGACGGGAATAACCCCCGAACCTTTATCATGTACTCTGTACTATCTCTCCCTCCATATTCGGCTAATTTTTGCTTGATAAACTTCAGAGTGACGACGTGTGATGGAGCTTCTTCTGAGTTCAAAGTGATCGCATTAAACAACCCATCTTTATTACCAGGGCGCTTAGCTAATCGATGATGTGAGTCATAAAAAAATCCAGATGGTCGGGTAGGCTGAGAAAGAAGCAAAATCCGGTTATCATCTTGGCTGAGAGCGCCGGTGATAACTTGCAGTGCTTTATCTGAAACTCCAGATGCTTCGTCAATGATGTAGAGAAGATGTTCGGCATGTTCACCAGCTATGCCTTCTTCATTACCTGGCTTGCAGGCTTTAGCTATAACCGTCCATACGCCTTTACCCGTAATTTCATAGAATGTACTGTCTGTCAGAACAAAGTAATTCTGAAGCCAAGGATGAACTTTTATACATTCCTTCCAGTTCATTCTTATGTACTTAAACACACCCGTCTTAACTTGGCGGATGTTGTTTGCGATCATAACTACGCGTGAGTTTGGATAAAAAAGGAGATAACAGAGGATCATGATACTGGTGATATCTGATTTCCCTGTACCATGCCCAGACGACACTGTTGTCCAACTTGCAGTCTCTTGGACTGACTCAATAATTAAATCTTGTTGCCATGTTGGTTCTTTATTGAATAACTGAACTGCCGCTAATGCCCAATCGTATCGATATTTGATAACGAGGTCATGCCAGCGAGGATCGCTAACAACGCTACGAATTTTTTTACGCCCAGCCGCCATTAACTAACAACCTCATTGCTGTCGTCGTCATCTTCGTCATAATATTCGCTGGTGGCTTCATCATCCCATTCATCATCGTCGTCATTAGGCGGAAACCATGCGCCTTCATTGGGCTCACCATCGAGATCGAAGTCTCCATACCCACCTGAATCAACGATGTTGGCAATGTCTCTGGCTCTATCTGCAATCATTTCAGGTGTCGAAAATTTCTTATCTCTATACTCCCTAGCTTTTCTATCTAATTCCTCTTCATTAACAGTGGAGTCATCATTGATTGGAGGCGGTTCTTTTAACTCAGAGGCGACCATAGCCATGAGAACTTGCGGAACTTTATAGCCTTCTTTTTCTATGTGTTCCGCCGTTTCTAACGCTGTCCATGAATTTTTCTGCCTTAGCCTATACGCCTCTTTTATTCTCTGGCTCTCGCTTAATTTACCCTCTGCTTTTAATGCTTCACGCTGCTCCTTTCCTTCTACTTGTACTGCAGCTGATAACGTTTTTATCATCCCTGACACACCTTCACATGCGCCGATAAGCATTCCCAGTTTCTTTAATACAGGAGATGGCTCCTTATCATCTTCTTTTGGCTTTCGAGTATCGTAATCCTTAATCATCTTGTCTAAGACAACCAGACTCTGATCCCTTGCTCTTTCCATGAGATTAAGGTGGGCTAACCCCTTAGCTACAAGTATGGGAACCAATGATGCCCCTGTTCCAAACCGCTCTACCAACTCATCTGCTGCTTCAAAATCCTCTTCCCTAGGCTGGGAGTAACGACCGTGTGTGATTGATAGTTCATTTTTTTCTTTGAACCTAACGCCATCATATCGTGGCTTTTTCTCATGAATGATCAATTTCGCGTCATTACTTTTTTGATCGCTCAAGGCGGTGATCTCTTTACGCGCAGGCTCACCTGACAATAATGCATTGTTTTTAATTGATTTCCCGTGAGGTCTTCCTTTCTTTTTTTGATCACCTCCATGATCAATGATCGTTTTATTGATCTTTTTAAATGAGGACACTTGATCTTTTGTTGGTTTTCTTAGGTATCGGCGGGCAGTATTTTCATTGAGATCGTAGGCATTGGCATACTCTTTGATAGTAATGCCCGTCTCTAATGCCAATTGCATATATCTCTCTGCATGTTCCTGCCAGTCGTTAACTTTCATATATGCCGATTTTCTCGCCAGAAACCCATAACTAAACTTATTTATTTTATAATACAGAAATGAATGTGGTTTATGGGGGGAATTTGTTTTGCGGGGTTATGTTGTTCGTGTCTTGATGATGCTATCCATCAACTTTCTAGTTAAGTATGCCCATTCCAGTAGGTTTTTTTCTCGTTGCTTCTCCGAAAGTTTTCCAATCTGTGGAATGTTAGACTGCCCCGGACCCAATATCCTTTCTGTACGTTTGCTTAGTCCTCTGAAATAGTAAGAATCAATGAATTCAAGCTTAAACTTACGTGGACGGCATTCTGTATTAACCCGGCACACTGCATTATGTGAGGTTGTGAACCGTTTTATGCACGTATAGATCTCGTTTATATCAGCTCGTCTGTCAGGGTGTAGAGTCCGCATCGCTTCTGCTACTTCCGGTGCTGATAGTTCTCTTTTTTCTCTTAGCATGTAATTTGCTATTTCGAATGATGTAACCTGGATCCTGCCCTTTACGCTCATCAACTCACCGAATCATGCAAAACTAAACTAAATTAATTCAATGTTAATGATCGTTAATCATAAGTGCAAATAAAAAAGCCCCATATATAGGGGCTAAATACAAAAAATCACCTTTATTTAGTTTTTTTACGTTTTACATCTACTATCCCATGCTCTTTCTCCCAATCATCTACTAGCGTATACGCTTGCGTTTGCAGTTCTTTCGCTCCCTTTTCTCCCAGTCCTTTTATGTTATTGACTAGTGATTCAACCGGCAGTGAGACTATTTCAAACAGCGTGCTGACATTTGCCGAACTAAGCGCTTTTAATGTTGCCGCTTTTACATTTGGAATATCTGTAATTTTGACATTGCTTGACCAGACTAACCGGTCAATAAGTAATGGATGTGTTTTCTCAAGCAAGCCAAAGATTACGCTGCCCAGTTCATGGTTTAACTCTCGATTCAAAGCGTATTTGATACAATCAAGATGTAGATATTGAGGTACACCCCATTCATTTACTTTTACATCAACAGATGCACCAATCGTTGTTCTAATTACTAAGTGCCAATCGATATTATTGATATAGCGCGGGCGCCCCTCTTCATCGCCTTCAACCGACAAACCAAATGAATACCTATAGATATAAAAATCCACTGGAGGCATCCCGTTGACCCTGTTTCCCTTCACGCATTCGCCATCCATCAGTCCGTTATGTATGTCACTGTTCTCTTTAAGGGCAGCGTAAGCCTCCAATGCTTTGGCATATTTTGTAGCCATGTCCGTATTGTCTTTTTTAAGGCTTTTGACTTTAGACACCTCAGAAGCAAACTTTGTCTGTAAATCATTCAGCGTAGACCTTAGTTCAATCCTTTCAGTTCGAGCCTCTTTATTTTTTTTATATAATTTGTCAGGTTCCAATTCCCGAAGTCTTTTAAGTTCTCTTTCAAGTTCTTTATTTATCTGGTCCTTTATTTCTATCGTTCCATTCAATGTATCAACTTTTGACTCAGCTCTATCTCTAGCAACAATTGCCTCTGTCGCGAGACTGTGAGCCTCATAAGTTGCCGCTGATATCTTTTCATTAAAATCAACCAGCACGCTGTCATAATCTTTTTGAAGCGATTCTAGTTGGGATTTTGTTAATCTCAGCGTTTCATCTCTATTCTCAAGTTCGGAGCAAAGGGCATTATATTCCTCAGCCTCTTGATCAAGGGTTGCCGCGACTTCTAATTGTGTTTGCTCAAGAGCGTTTTTGGTGTTCTCCATTATCTTCTTAAACAGATCATCACCATCAACTCGTTTTGTGGCCAAAGCTAATTGCGAGTGCAATACCGAGAAACTTGCGTTTAATGGCGTAATGGCTTGTGGCTTTTCGCCATCCTGAATTTGTTCTTCCGCTGAGGTTGTCATACTAATTGGTTCTCCCTAGCTTGCTTGTCAGTCATCTGTCCCATATAACTAATACTTAGAATTGGAGCATTCTCAGGCATGTCTTGGGCCTCTCTTAACGCTAATAACGTTATAGGGCTGACTCTTTTTTGCTTCACTGCAAGCACTGTTGATACGGTCCCATCAGGGCAACTAATACATACGTTGTAATAGTGGCGTTTACTAGAAAACATGCTTTTCTCCTATAGAAAACAAATTGATCTCATGGGCCTATTTTAGGCTTTTGATCATTAAGCTTTATAAAACTAACTAATTATTTATTTTATAGTGACTATTTAAACACACCCTTGATGTCTGGGCTTTTATGGCGAGGGATTAACGGGGGGATAATTTTTTTTGGTGCAATTGCAGCACTTTAGGTTGCCTTTCGTAGCCTTATTCCATGTGGTATATCGCTCTACCAACTCGGAGTGGCCTCATCATTGTATGCCGGTTACGGTTCCGGCTAGGTCCCTTGCTCAACGGATTGTTCTCCATACGGACTACCGTTTGTTGCTTGCTCCTACGATTTTGGCATTCTAACAATTTGCATAGTGGTTCACATGAACCACAGCCATCAGCGTCTAGTCTAACTGCAATACACCACAATCTTCCGAGTCTGAATAGGCGATCAGCCCGTTATACTCAGGAATTCGGGTTCCATCTTCAGCTTCG